TTCTTCTTTCTATATCAGCTTTTTTACCTTCCACATCTTTCAATGCACTACCAGATACCCCCGAAGTTTCTTCTAAAGTTGCTAATTCTGCATCGTATTTAGCTAGTTGCCACTCTAAGTTTTTTATTTTTTGTTCTTGTCTCGTTTTAGTCTCATTATATACCTCCTCACTAAAAGGAAATTTACCATTTTTAAAATCTTTATTAAGTGTTAGTAACTTTTGCTTAACCTCATCTAATTCAATTTTAACATTTTCTTTCTCTTTAATTATCTGGTTTTTTGTTTTTTGAGGTTTTTTAGTTGAATCACTAATTCTATTCTTATTGTCAGCATTGATCTTAATAAAAACTTCACTTTCTATTCCAGGTATTACTGCTGAAATATCAGTAGGTTGCACCCTTACCTCAATTATATCAGAAGATAACCCTTGTTTTTTTCTTTCAGAAGCTATTACTTCAGCAACTTTTTTATCAGTTGTAGCAGGATTATGTCCTTCTTGCATCGTACCACTTCTATACACTGTTATTGTTCCATCATCATTAGTCTCTAATTGAGCTACTTGATTTTCCACAAAAGCTCTACCTTCTTTTGTTTGAGCTTCATTAACTACTCTTTGTTTCTTACGTTTTGCATCTTCATTGCTGCCTAAATCTGTTGATTTATATTCTTCAACTGCATCTTTATATGATATAGGTTCAGGAACAGGATTTTCTTTTGCTTCTTGTCTTCTTCTTTCTATATCAGCTTTTTTGGCTTTTATTTCAGCAGCGGAAAGAGCAGAAGGAGTTTGTGTACCTGTAGCTTTCTTAGCAGCTGTTTCTGCTGCTTGGGCCATGGCAGGGTTCTGTTTAACCATATCCGCCAGTCCAGGAAAGGCAAGGAAGTTATTGACTGGTTCAATAGAAAGCTTACCATCTGGACGTACTACGCGGGCCTTATTGGTGAATAAGTTATGGGCTGCGAAGTCCATATAGTTTACTGTATGGAACTTCAGCTCGTTATTTTCAATATAAGGCAGAGAGATATCCTGGTTCACCTCTTTCATTACGTTCATTCTGCGCTCACCTTTCAGAAGGTAATCCAAAATACGATCTGTAGTCTGTCCACTGTTTACAAACAGTTTCTTTTCATACGGAAGGTCAGGGGTAGAATCTACCAGTTGGATCAACTTCAGAATATAACGCCCCTTCTCAGTCTTACTGGGCTCATAAGAGACAATGATTTTCTCAGCAAGTTGATTCTTTGGTGTAAATATTCCTTTGTAGATAATCTTACTAAGTTCCTCAGCAACTCTAGCTGCTTCGTTTTGAGTAAAAGATGCACGGAAGAGAGGTTGAATATCATAGTTTTGATCACCGTTCTTGAGCTCGGAGAGTTTGGACGGGACCAGTTTAATAGGGTTCAGTGACCCAATTTGAATAAAGGCACCACCATTCCTAGTATTCTCAGGATAGTTCCACTCGACATATTTCAAAAATCTTGATATATGGAGAGTTTTATCATAGGAAAACTCAGGGTCAACACCTTCAAAGAAGTCGTTGAAATTCCTCAGTTTTTTACCATTCTCAAAAAATGAACCCAAGGATACACTAGGGGCAGAAAGCTTCAGCTTCCCGTTAGGTTGAGAAGTGAGGTACTTACGAACATTATCCCGGGTATCCTTATCGTCAATACCGAAAGCAAGAACTACCCCATTTTTGCTGTCCGTAATCATCCCTGGAACATAGGGGTTGAAGTAGACAAAGTCTCCAGTCTTACGATCACGAACAGTTACAATAGGTCCTGTAGACTTATTGCCATCCATGAAATATTTGTAGGGAGACTTTACAGTCTTTCCTCCAGACTTGATATCCTGCATAATCTGCAGTCTATCTTGTACTTCCTTTGGCATATTTTTGATATGCTCATAGAAGGCGGAGTTATCCAGTTCGAGATAAAAATCTACAGAGTCAGAGAAGCGAGGAAAGTTTGCCAACATTCTGGCAAAGGTTCCCCGTATGAAAGAATAACCTCCTTCCATAATAACATCTCCTTCAGGAGTTCTTTCACCATTTTTCTCTCCGCTCTTTATCTCTTGGATAACTGTTCTGAGTGATCCAGGGGGAGGGGGATTTGTTCCAGATCCAGGTTCGTCTTCGTAATACGGTACATCTTCCTCATCCTTTGCAAGCTCTTCTTTAGGAACCTTTTCCTCTTTAACTTCAACTTTCTCAGGGCCAGGTTGCTCCTGGTCAGGCATTTGTTTAAGTAACGCTTGGATTTTCCGGTAATCAGCATTTGTTTCACCTATTTTCTTAACTGGATCTTGTTCAAGGAAGTCACGATCTTGATCGTCAATAGTTCCTTCTTGGGACAACTTATCATAAATCTCTGATAATCTGTCTTTTATAGCTTTGTCAGGATCATTTTCTGATCCGGCATCTTCCATACCAAAGGCTTTATTGGCTGCAGCTTGAGCCTTCTTTTGTATTTCAGAAAGCTCTTCTTCAGATCCAAGTTGACCCTCTTTAGGGGAGATGCTGACTTTCAGTCCTGCATCACTGTCTACAACATCAATATCATAGTTTGGATGCTCTTTGCGAATATCAGCAAGGTGCTCGTTATCCAAAGAGGTCTTTGCTTTCTCCCAGACTTCAGACTGGAGGTGTCTTTCCACAAACTTGGAAAAGTTTTGCGGATCAGCAAGCCAGTTCAGGTTACGCAGCATGTTATTCTGATCCTCGGAGAGGGAAAGAAAATCACTGATGCGCTGCGCATTTTCGTCAATAGTGCTCTGTTCTACAGGAGATCTGTTATCAGCTCGCTGGATATGGTTTACATATTCAGTAAACGTTTTGGCATCCAGGGTCCTGTCTTGTATAGAAGGAAGCAAAGCTTCAATCAGGTCTGCACGAGTTCTTTTTTCGTTACTGACCTTTGTGTCACCTGTGACCGCAGCCTCTTGACGAAGCATTTTTACTTCGGCAGCAGCTCTTTTTGCATCAGTCAGTGTATACAAAGCACTGTAGCTTACATCCCTCATATCATCCTGCATATCTCTCAGGATAGAATGCTGACGCTCTGCTGTACGCTGGTGTGCATCCTGGATAGAAGCAATATGCCATTTAGCCTCTTCAAAAAGCACCTGGTTCATGGCCATTTTAGCCAGTTCTTCAGGTTCTCCTTTTTTAGGAACCTCGAAGGGATTAGGAAACTGATAATCCAGTTCATCTTTTACCTTCTGAATTTTTTCAGTACGCTTCCTAAGACTATTGATATAATCTAATGCAGTTCGTTTATTAGGATCACTATATTCTATACCAAAGGCTTTTTCAAACTCTTCTTTTGTAAGATTCTTCGCAATGCTTTCTACGCGGTCAAACAGATAGTCTGTCTTTCCGGTTTCTATTGCGGTACGAACAAAATGCCTTACGCTTTCATCCTTAAGGTCCATGAATCCTTTCATGTCCTTTTTAGAGATGGCATCACCCATAGCACCAGAAATAGAAAACTGCACTGCAGCATTCCGCGCTTCAGGTTTAATCAGAAGCAAATTCAGATTGTCTATTTGTTTCTGGAGAGCGTTTTTTGAACTTGCCCTTTGAGCTTTTGAAGTTGTTGCAAGGTTATATAGAGAAGGAACTCCTCTGGTGAGGGGTGAAGTGAGGGCTGCGACAAGAAAGCCTGATAAAAACGTCTTTGCGCCTTCTGTAGTAAACTCCCCGGAGATCGCATCATATATGGAATTTTTTAAACTTCCTGTTCCAGGATTGTTGTAGTTAGCTTTATAGTAAGCCTGGATAGAATTATTAGAGATGTTCTGCAAGTTTTCCTGCAGAGCCTCTGTGATATTATTTTTAAAGTACCTGAAGAAATCAGGTATGGCCTCAGCCTTGAGTGTTCTGACATACCCTTTTGTGAAAGGCATAGTTGCCCGCTTAAAAGCACCTTTTGCATCAAAAGAGATCTTTCCAGACTCTCCGAGGAACCGCGCAGAACCCTTGAAGCCACGGAAGACATTGTCAAACTCAATACGGTTGGAAATACCGATGATAGCGGAGTTTGCCCAGAAGTTTGCTCTACCTGCTTCGCGAGCAGTTTTCTCGATATTGTCGAGCTTATCTTGAGTTACAACCTGATTGGAGTTGTAAAGTTGAGCAGTAAGATCCTGCTTTAATTGGGAGTATGTTCCGGAAGTTTCCGCACGGGCTTCGGTAAAAGCGGCATTGGCTTCACGCAGGTCACGATAGAACCCACCAAAACCCCTTGCAGCAAACTGCAAAGCGCTCTCGTCAGTCCTGGCCCCCCTTACAAGGGTACCAATAGACTGGCTAAGTGGTGTGAACTCCGACATCTTAGAGAAAGCCTTTCTCATACGATTACCGTCGTATAATACCTCATCTACCCTTCCAAGTACACGGAAAGCTCTTTTTAAGCTTCCTGCTAATCCTGCAGTCCTTGCAACCTGAAGCTCAGCAGTTCCTCCAAGAGTAGTAGCAGTGAGGGCAGAGAGGAGCAGTTCCTCAGATGCAATCTCTGAGATTGCCCCTAAGGTAAAACCGGTTTGACCAATGGTAGAAGCAAAGTTCTTCCAGGTAAACACATGGTTCTTATCATTTTCGGTCATGAACACAGGGTTCTGGTTCATAATCCGGTCCATCTCAGCATTTACATGCTCAATATCACCCTGGTCGAACAGCTTATCGAGATTTGCAGAAAAGACAGAGTCTACCATCCTTCCCCAACCTTTGAGCTGATCTACGAACTGGAACTTGCCAAGTCCCCATGCTTGCTTTACACCATTGGTAATAGCTTCCCATGAGCTCTGGGCACGTCCATATAATTCTTCATTGTTCCGTCCAGGAAGGAAACCGAGATCTTTGAAGTGCGAGTTGTCACGATACCGATCCAGGCTTTCCGCAACCGGATCAAATTGTGCAGGGGCAACATCAGAAGTTCTGGGTTTCGGAGACAAAGCCGCTTTGATAGAGGGGAACATAAAGTCCTCCTGTGTCTTGATACCCCCTTCAATTCCTTTTAAAAGAGGGTTCTCAGACTTCATCATTTTTATACGGGAATACAAATCCCCGATATTCTGAACAGTCTGGTCAATGCCATAGTCCGGAAGTTCCGGCTTTTGGTTATCAATGTTCAGTTGGGCTAAATCAATATTTAATCCGGGATAAAAGGGAGTATCGGGCATTGTTTAGTTTTGAGAACTCCGTGCTTCCTGCTGGAGCTGTTCAAGAGAATATATCATTGAAGGTTTAGGCTCAAGAGCTTTCTTTTGTTTTGAGTAGTTAAAATACGCATTCAAAAGTTCGCTGTATAAGCCAGAAACAGCATCGTCAAGACGACTTGTCATAAACGGTGCGGACATTCCCTGAGGAGGAGCATTTTTAAAACTGATTTCTTTTCCATTTGCATCATACATTTTATAGCTCATTTTGAGATCATACCCTTCTCCGTTAGGACGCTTTATAATCTTTCCGCCAAATCCTTTTTCGTTCAGTTCAGGAGCTATTTCATAAGGCTCTCCTTGATTTATGTCAATCAAGCGAGAAACAATACTGGGCTTTTGCCTTTCGATGTTGGTAACATTATCTGCGCTAAGTTCTACGCCATATTGTTGAATTTTCTCCAGAACTCCTTGCGGAAAGGGATTTCCTTTTGCTTGGAATTGTTTAATGAAAGCCTCTGTCGGGAAGAAGGTGATAGAAGAGCTTTTCCCATCAGAACCAATCTGATTAAAATAAACTTTTCCATCCTCTGGCTTCATGTCTGTAACCTCATTTCTAAATACATTCAGTATTTGTTTAACCTTAGAGAAACTTCCAAGATTATCCAAATTCAATATTTTGGTAACATCTGTCAAGTTATCTTCACTAAAGGCTTGATGAAGAGCCAGATCAGCATTTTCTTTCCCTACCTTATCATCATCTTTTCTCAGAAGAAGTTCATATGTCGGGAACGTAAATGCAGTCTTTCCGTCTTTACCCAGGGTAGCATTAATAAAAGAAGACTGCCCTGTTGAAATAAAGCTCTTAAACTTCTCATCAAATTTGACTTTTGTCTTATCGTAATCAGATTCCAGTTTATCAAACATCCGTTGTGCCATCTCTTGATTTGAGGCAGCTACGGGTATGGGTATAACTGATCCAACTACATTCTGAACAACATTTTGCATCCATCTCGATACAGAGTTTGAAACCCTTATCGAACCAGGAAAGTTGGAATGGTCCATGGCTGCATCTTCAGCAGATTGCATCTCAGCCAAATGTTGAAGTAGTTCATCTCTGGAGGCATAGCCGGTTTTACGCTTGAGGTATTCTGCTTTAGAAAGAACTTTGCTGTGCTCATCAGCAATATCATTGAATTCTCCACCCTGCAGGATTTGAGATTTGATTTTTGCATCATCGTCTTTGAAGACGTTGTACGCTTCCATGAGGCGGTTAAGAACTTTGTACTTCTGATAGAGCGGAGCAGAGGCAGATGCATTTGCATCATCTGAACCTGCATTATCAATTATCTTCTTGATCGAATTCTTTCCTGCAAGCATCAATCCTTTGAAAACATCCCCAAAGCTCATGCTTCCATCAGGAGTTTCTATTTTTCCTTCGATAATGGCTTGCTTGATCCTTTCTACATCTTTGGGGAATTTCTGAGCCAAAGAGTACTGGCTTGCTCCGCCAATAGCTTCAGTGGAAGCCCCATTCTTTAATTGATCATTGAATGCAGTAAGAAAATCCGCACTCAAGCCAAGTTCAGGGAGAGCATCATGCACAAAGCTTGCACCTTGATCATACAATGCATCTCCTAATTGCTTTCTCTGAGACTGATAGTACTCATACTTATCAACTGTTTGTTGGCCATAAGGGTTCAGTCCAAGAGGAACAGGTGTATTGATATCGGAAGTGGCTGTCTTAGGAGCTTCTTCAGTAGTTCCTTTTGTGGCCTTCGTTCCGGCTGAAGCAGCTTCTGTTTGCAGTTTGGCTTCCTGTATTTTGAGATCAATACCTTTTGCCCAAACATCATCCATGGACAACTTATAAGAAGCAGTTGAGCTTGCAAGACCAGTAGCCCACAAACGGGTTATGTTTTTAGAGGCTGTTAGCATATAGGGAATCCAAAGATCACGACTATAGCTATTCAAAGTCCTTGCATAGTTTGCATTTTGAACGTAGTTATCTTGTACCTTATCATAACCCATATCACGAATTGCGCCTTCTACTTCTTTAGTTTTTGCTGTAATTAAATCAATACGCTTTTGATAATCAAGCATTTGATCATGGTTCACATCAGTAATAGGTTCTTTCTGAAGTAGGGCTTTTAAATCCTCTACAGCTTGATTATTCTCCTTTATCTGTGCAGTATATTCATCAAACTGGTCCCGCATCGCAGAACTTGCAAGAGAAGTTCTTGCAGTAGCTTCGTCTCCAAGACGATAAGTTTCATTTGCAATATCTTGGTCAGCTTGAACTCTTCCCATAACTTTTAAAACCTCTCTTTCTTGTTGACCAAGCTGGGATTGTGCAAATATGTAAAAGGGAAGCTTTGCATCCTGCCCATTTTCTTGTGTAATTTTAAATTCACCTTTTAAAGAGTCCTTAACAACTTTAAGGTGCATTTTTTCAGCAGCATTATTCAACTTTCCTATGATATCTACATAGGGAACATAGTTTCTAACCTCCGTATTATTAAGCTCTTCTGAAGTTTTAGCTTCACGAAGCTTCTTTATAGAGTTATAGACATCTGCTGCTCCTGTATCCCAATATTGAGATCTTTCTTTATCGTCCTTAGAATTCTTCAGCTTCTCAATAAAAGAAGCCTGAGAATTTGCCTGATTTGTTTTATATAGGTCTGTGAGGATATCTGGGTCAGTGGTCATTGGCTTATAGATCGAGTTTGCAGCAGAGACATTTTCACTCAGGGAAAAGTCTGCTCCTGCAATCTTCCTGAGCTGCTCAGAAGCCTGTTGCATATAGGTATCTCTCTTTGCAAGACCTATTTGGGAAGATACCCCCAGATTTCCCATTGCGTTATACTTCTGACCTACTTCTTGTAGACCCTTATTGAATTCGGCTTGTTTTTGCCGCTGTACTTGGAATAGGAATTCAGAGGGTGCTTCAAACTGAGGCACCTCAAAGGAGGCAGGGTTTGCTAATGAAGGTACATATGTAGCCATTTCTACGGTATTAAGATAGTAAAAAACTCCCGAAAATTTGTATTTCGGAGCAACTCAAAAATATTTAAAATTTAACTACTGACCGTAGTTATAAGGAGAGGTAATGAGGCCTGGGTTGCGGGCAGTGACATCATTTCCGTACGCGTCTCTTCCTTTATAGGTTGCATAGATAGCGTTTTGCCACTTGTCATAGAGCCACTTGTCATCAGCATTCTGAAGAGCCTCAGGGAGGGTCCTCTTGAACTCTTCAAAGCTCATTCCAGGGGTTGCTTGAGAGCTTCCTCCCTGACTAGTCAACCTGGCAAATTGGCGGTTCGGATCTAAAGAAGAAGCTTTCCTGACAATTTGTCCGTTTGCAGTAACCATGAAATCTTGGTTGATTACATTTCCTGCATTGCGTACCTGACGGTTTCTTTCGGCATTGTTCAGGCCCTTCAGGAACTGATTGAGACGGAACCGTTTTTCATCGTCATAGCTCTGATTCGTAGCCGCTGTTTGGGCATTGTATTGTGCATCCATCTGAGCATTAATGCTTGCAGTTTGGTTTCTGAACTGAGCATTTTCCGAATTCACCTGCATTCTCGCAGCTTGGTTGGCATTAAATTCTGCCATAAAGCTTTGATTCAGAGGATCTAAGGATTGACCAAAGATCTCGGCATTTCTTGCAGAGGCTGCAGAACCAGATCCAGCCAGAACATTATTTGCTGTCTGAGCACTTGCTACCTGGCCTTTTATGGACTGTCTTTGAGCCTCAAAGTCGACCGGGTTAAAGCCAACGCTCTGGTTTTGAATATGGCCCCTAATTGGAGAATACTTCTTTAAGGGGATCATATACGGAGCAGCCATATTGACAAAGTCAATATCTCCATAGCCCGTATCAGAGTTCCTGTCCTGAAAAGTATTTGGAGCATCCCCAAAAGGATTAAACTTTGGACTTTGATCTGCAGCAGCCCCTGCTGTCTTTGCAACCGGAGCATCCTGTGCATCCGGAGGAACATCCCCAGGATGAACGGTCAAATCCGGATTTGGGACATCGATTCTATCCTGCTTGGGGTGGGAATAGACTGTTGCATTTATGATCCATTTCTTTGTTACAGGATCATAATACCAGTCCTGCTTTCTATATTTCTTGCTTCGTGTGGGCCATTCATGAAGACCTTGATAAGGAGGAATACCTATTCCTGCACGGGTGCTTTTTACTACACCTGCAGAACTCCGTTGTCCAGGAAGGCCTGTACCCAGTCCGCCAACCAATTCTCCCAACTGAGCCCTTTTAAGCTTTACTGCACCACCCTTTTTCATTGTCTCTTGCTCAACTGGAGCATTTGGGTCTTCTCCTCCAATTTCAGGAACCCCTGTAGGAAATCCTTTCAGGGACTCTTGGACGAACGCTAAACGATTCAGCTTTGTTCTCATCGAAGCCAGGCTAAGGGCGGCAGTATCTTTTTCGAGATCCCCCGACTCTTTACTACGAGCAAGCTCTAAAAGCTTATTTGTGGGATAACGTTTCGCAATCTCAGCAGGAGTAAATCCTTTTTTTGCCAATTTAGAGTCAGGATTTATACCAAACTCATTCAGGATATCACCCTTGATCCTCAAGGACTTATCGTTAGAAAAGATGAATGATCCAGGCTCTGCCTCAATGGGAGTTCCTCCTTGGGAGTGTTTCTTTCCCCCAATAGAAAAATTCTCCATATCAGGAGTTAGAATTCGTTCACCCTTTTCAGCCTCAATAGTTGCATCTTCCTCATCGGCTTCTGGAAACTGGGAACGAACATTTCCCTCGGTATCCTTTTGGGTAATAAATGACCGTGTGGTATCCAGACCATAAGTTTTTGGGTTCTGTTGCCACAGAGGTTTTATCACATTGCCTTTCGGCATTCCTTTTATTTTAATTCGTGCCATAGTTTAATCTAATTTTTCAAAATCGTATCCAGAAGCTTTTAAGTATTCGAGCTGCTCATCAGTAACGTCATACTCCCCACCCTTTTTGAAATGCATGTTTCCAATAACTTTCTTGAGTTCTTGTTCATAATTCTTGGCAGAAGCATAACGCTGACCTTTAGAATTGGTATAGTTCTCAAGAAGTTGCTCAGGGGTTTTCTTGTTAAGGTAGCTTCCTGCAACAAGATTATAGTAGACATTTATACCATCCTGAACAGTATTAAAGGTTTTGGTAGCACCATCATCTGTATTTCCTACGTTGAAGGCATTCTTAGTGCGCTGTGGCTTGTTTCCTTTGCCTTGCGCAAGATAGCCCTCAATCTGGAGCTGGGCGAGTGCTAACTCGACAGGAACCACCTTTCCGAACCTCTGATAGGCATGTGCTGCACCTTGAGCCAGCATTTCCCCAGAAATATCTGCTTTGGGGAACTTAGTTTTAAGGTACTTATTTGCCTTGTCTGCATATCCCTGAAGCTCAGGAGACATTGCTACAGAAGATCCCACCCCAGAAGCAACATTTGAAAGAGCTCTTTTGGAGGGACTATCGGGAAGAGGGACTGTTTTGGGAGAAGGTGCCGGTCTTGGCATTTCTGGAAGTGGCTCTGTTGTAGGAGCCATGTATGAGATATCTTCCGGAATAATACCCCCTATTTGATAAGCCATCGGATTTCCGTACTGTTCTTCTTTAGTAAGATACTGAATATTTGGCTGGCTTTGAAGGACCTGCATTTGTTTTTGGTATTCCAGATCCTGTTTCTCACGCAGCATTTGAGCCCATTTAGAAAGGCCCATATTCAATAGATTCAATTCAGGAAGAAAGTTATTATCATTATTCTTAGGAGGTTTAATGGTTTTATACAGTTTTTCTGGGTGAGGTTCCCCTGAAGAAATGGTATCTACCTTCTGATTCTTCATCATATCCCAGACATTGCTATGTAAACCACCCTCTTGATGCTTCCATTTCCTGGCATTCTTTGCAAACTGAGCCATCTTCCTTACATGAGGATCTTTAGAGTGCAAAGCTTCCTCTGTAGTTTTTCCTGTGCGTTTTTTATATTCGGTAAATTTACCACGGTTCTCAGGTTTAATATGAATACCACCCTTCTTCATTTCAGGAGCTTTTCCCTTCCTGAGCTGAGTAGATCGAATAGCTCCAGGGTTAATAGGGACCAGGTCAGAAGAATGTGGATCAGTATACCAATAGTGAGTTCCATCGGTTTGTATATCATCAATAGAAACTCCCTGCGGAACAGTTAAAGGAAGGGGCTTAGCTGGGGGAGGTGGAATATACTGTTTTCCTGTAGTTGCATCTATATACTGAGGAATCTTATCTACATAAGCATTCTCACCTGTCATCATCCCTCTGGACAAGGCAAATCTTTTAGCTTCAGCATTTGCTGCTTCCAGGGAATTTATCCCACCCCCTGCTTGATAATGCATAGTATTGCCCTTAGACTTAGCTCCAAAGAACCTACGCTGCTTATCTGTAAGAGGGTGACCGTGCACTGATTTGTCATGCAGGATCTCCCTTGCCTTATTTGGAGTAAGTCCTCCTTTCTTTTTAAGAGGTACCTCATGAACCATTTCTCCCGGGAACTGATATTCTGCCCCAGGAACCATGATAAGTTGGTTGCCAAAGTTATCTGTGGCAAGAACCTTGTGAGGAACACCCTTCATTGTCACCCGTCCAGACGGAATGATCAAAGAGGATTCGTTTTTGTCAGGGGAGTTTTTCTTGTATCCCTGTGTAGAGACTTTTGCCATTATTGGAGGAATTTGAGCTTATACAAAGTTTGGGCAGCAAGTTTAGAAAGGCTATCCATCTCATTTAAGATCCAGCTTTCTTTATACTGTGATCGACTAGCATCAATCATACTATAGAAGTTTTGCACAAAAGATACCGGCTCTTCATATGTACTTTGTGGGATTGTGATATCCTGAAGTCCATAAATACCCTGGATGGATTCTACAAGTCCGTCAGTAATATCCAAAACTTCATCGTAGAATTCGTTCATGGCTTTGTGTGCAGCATAACTTCCAGTCCCCTTAAGTTTTAGGTGGATGATGTGTGCAGTGTCTCTTGCCTGAAATAGCTTCGACAAGAACTCATTTGACCGGTTGGGTCTGGGAATAGTTGCCATTATCTGAACGATTTAATTTGTTTTTGACGAGTTAAGAGTAAGAGCATCTTGACATTTCCAGACACATTTTTCCGCAGTATTAAAGCGGTACTGTTGTGCCGGATCTTCTTCTTGTTAGAGGACGTCTTGGTATAATCTAAGTTATTAGAGTTCAATATCTTCTTATAACCATTTGTCTGAGTCTTAAAGATCGTTCTCCAGTTTGTAGTAAACTGACCACGATTCTTTGTCATATCCCAGAACTGATTAAAGCGATACTTCTGCTCTTGCTTGCTTACTTCTATCTCAACGCCATTGCTTGTAACTTTAGGATAGTTCAGGATTAAAAACGGGCGGTTATATTCTCTTGGAATAAGCTTCAACAGGCCAGAACATTGTTCTGAGTTATAAATAACAGCCCTGTCAAAGTTTTCATCCAAGATGTGAAAACGGTCGTCGTCGAAATATTTAAAGCATTCTAATTGATACTCAATACTTTCCAAGGAAGTTACTTCGTTTGCGTCAGAGTATGAATACTCTACTTCCCATGGATACTCTACGTCGTAGAACACGCAATAGGAATCTTTGGTGTCGTTATGCTTCCAGATATAAGAATTCTTGAAGCTGTGGAAGTGAGTGTATCCCTGGATAACCCAGTCCGGATGCCAGTCGTGAAAGCTCACCCAAGATTTGATTTTGGGATCATAAGAGAGTGTCCAGCTAGCATCATTGAAAAATCTAGGGTCTCCCAAGATGAAGCGTGAACCTCTGGCAAGCTTAAATTCATCTCCACCAAGATATTCCACAAGTCCGACAAACTCTTCCTTGAGTTCATAGTCCTTTTTGGAAAAATACAATACCTCATTTGTATTGTCAAATACAGAGAGGCATCCCACTCCTGATACCGGGTTATCGTACAGTTCAAAAGTAGGGAACTGCTTCAATAGTTTTGAAGGCAGTTGCTCTGCCAGCCACCACTTAAGTCCGACTGAGATATCCTCAATTTGACCAGTGTAATGCAGAATCTTCCCCTGACGTTGCGAAATATAGAAAACACCATACTGCGTACTCACGACGGAGAACCCAGATTGACATTCGCTAAACTCAAAGTCAGAATTGGAAACAGACTGAGGCTGTCTTGCAAACAGTTCCCCATCCCCAATAGTAATCTTAATGCCAGCACTTGTATGCATTTCATCTACACCCACATGGAGTTTTGTAGAAGAATTTTCAAAAAAGTACAAGGCTCCTGTACGATTAACTTCTTTGATTGTACTGATTTTACCATCAGCTTTCGGGAAAATAAAGTTATTATTTACCAGAAAATCTCTCCATGTATCTCTTTTGCTTTCAAGATTTGAGGGAAGAGAGTAAATCAGCTTATTTGGTTCATATGCAAAACACTTTGCATTTGCAATAGAAAAGTCCCGGAGCTGCACCTGTCCATAGGTAAGGTTCAGCTGCTTTATCGGAGAAAGAGATTTGTCTATCTTGAAGTAGTTATCCTCTCTTATGATATCGCTTCTGAACAGAATTGTGAGGTCTGTAGAGAACTCTTTGTCGTAGTGCCTGGTAGCATCTTCCGCAGTAGAGTTTTCCCGGAAAGGAAGATTGTAAGAGCTTTCTACAAAGAATCTTACAACTGCAGAATTGTAAAGATAGAAGTAACCGTTCTTTACAACAAATGAAAGCTTTGATTTACAGTCGCTATGTTTACGATCCAGATAATGTAAATCATTTGGGAGCTGGATATTTGTCAGTCTAAAGAACTGAGAAATATCGTACTCGTGCGAATCCATCCAATACCTCGGAAAGGTAATGTTTGGATACATTCTATAATCAAACTCGAAGCCATTTGGGACATCATAGGCAGTCTGATTAAAGAAGTGCATCTTACGTTTGAGAGTAAACTCATCAATAATAGTATCCCCACCAAAGATTATATCCGAAGCAGCCTTTGTTCCCTCTTCAACAGGGAATACCTGGGCAGCAGTCGGAATAAGTCTTGCTGAATCTACCTGTCCATACTGAGATTTAAGTTTCTTCCGTATAGAGACGTAGTATGCAGAAGCGGTGGTTTCAAAAGGTTTTGTTGGATCTGCCCATAATTGCTTTGTTCCAATTGTCTGACGCGTATCATCTACGGTCGTAGGATCAGCAATTGTATCATTAAGCTTCATGATAACAGAAGATTCCCTAAGGTTATTGTTTACGCGATAGCCATCAAACTCTTGATGGCCGGAAAACAAATAACTGTAATCTTCAATTCTCCTAACCGTATTGTCTGACTTTGGACAAATCTGCTTTGAATATAACGCTTCAGCATTATATTGATAAGCATATTGTTGGAAAGGAATCAGTTGCTTTATGACCTCCAGGGTTTTTTGCGTTCCCTGAGAAAAGTAATAAGTAAATAAAACAGCACTGTTTGCAATTTTTAATACCGTAGGTATTTTATCAGCAGCGGTTTCCTCTACAGATCGTGAGGTAGCTCCCTTGCCTTTAAGAAGGCTGCTAAGGATACTTCCTATCGCACTGCTGCTAAATAAGTTGCTTACCAACGGTATTGGTTTATAGGCCTTTGCACCTACCCCAAATATCTCAACGCTGCCCTCCACAATGGTTGGGTCAACATTGTAAGTTCGCTTCCCGGCAATGGCAAGGATTCCCTCACCAATACCTACAACTGCAGAAGCGAAAAATGCAAAGTCCCTAATAAGTTTCTCCCTGGGGTGACGATATACCTGTTCAAAGGCACCTCGTACTTTCCCAGAATATTCTGCTTCGACCTTTAAAATAGGTCCCAATGTAGGATTAGCTAAGCTTGTTTCAGGAGAGTGAAACGTAAAGTGTTTTCTGCTAAAGGTTCCTACCGACTTGTAGTCTTTCCCTTCACAGCCTCCCTTTACCTGCTTTGCAGATAAGAAGGGGTCTGTTCTCAGGTCGTTGAGAGGATAGTTTGGGTACAGGGTTTTCTTTTTCTCATTGAAGGAGGTAGGGCTTTCGTATTCGCCAGTATTATAAATAACTCCCTTAGCAACGATGTCACGATGGCCTTCTTTATCGGCCCTCATAACTTCATACCCAACAATACCCGGAACAGGATCTCCATTCTCATCTTTTGGATACTCAATATTTTCCAGACGAAATCCCAGGATCAGAAGCTTCTTTTTAGTCTCATCATAGTTTGGAACCCTGCAGTTATCAGGGAATCTAAACAGACGCATCTTGTTACAGCTCAAAGACCCCCATACCTCACGGTTATCAGGATAAAGTTCTTCTGATTCATAGAAACCAAAGTCTCCTTCCATTACGGGATATTCAGACGCTGTAGAACCAGGATAGATCCTAGTTATAGAAGAGGTATCATGGATCTCCCAGTTTTCTACTCTCTCCCCATTGCCATAAGCAATAGCATCCTTTCCAGATACAAGTTGTCTATCAGAACTGCTTGCTTCTCTGCCGACCAACGGAAATGCGGATGATCGGTGTCCTGTGTTGTATACAAATCTGATATACAAAGCTGTCGTTTCTCCCTTTGTATACCCGATTTTATTCCCATGTTTTCGATAATAAGTTTCAGGAACTGCATAAGCTACCCATTTAGCCCTTATTTTATTTGCAAGGGGTTGATAATTAAATTCTTTTCTTGTTCTTACTGCGGTCTGTATCAAGTATTGATTTACCTGGTACATACCTTCTCCGCCTTCATAGTAGACGGATTGAAGAGGAAGAGTTTTTAGATCAATTGTGGGTTGATCTTGCTGTATATCGTCAATGAAAACTTTAGTCTGAGAGATGGGATAGTAGCCGAGGTTGCGAGCTGTGACCTGCTGGTTGATTGTAGAAATCAGAACCAGGGTATACTCACGGAAATCAATATCCAAGTTGGATAATTCTACTTCAATTGCCCCACCATTCCCTGTCCTTGTATAGACATACTGAGGATTGGAAATCATTAAATAGTCCGTTATCCGGATCTCTTTGGAAGAGTAGGCAATAGCAACCCGATATGCACCATTAGGAAGGTTTCCTCCATCAGAATTTGCTAAGCTGAGCGAAGGAACCGTAAGCAATGGAGTGAGACGTAAGGCTTCACAATCCAGATCTGCTGTATTTTGAGGGATATCACACCCCCCAGCAGGATCTTTTACATACTTTTTTATATAAGGAACATTGGAAATGTTCAGACTTCGTGCCGGATTTAAGCCGTCATTCCAGTAAATAGATTCTGTGCAATCATAGTTTTCTTTAGATACCCCTCCCCTTATAAGGTTGGATGTATTAAAGTTTAAGCACTTGTCATTTACAAGCTTTGTGTATGTGCACAGAACACTGTCAAATAACCCAATCTCAGAATCCGTATTATTGGTAGAAAAGATTGCATAAATCTTGTTCTTCAGCGGAATAGAGCCAATCAGTGTATAGGGAATATGCGAACATTTGAGAGTAGAGGGTTCGTTTCCAATTTTGAAAACATCACCTTGATGCGAATTCAGTGTTGCATTTATTGCACTCAGATATGTTCCTTCAGGAAGAAATCGAGGATCTAAGTCCTTGTTCATCCCCTTTGCAAAAAAGGAAGAATCAATTTTCTGATTATTTTGAAAGTTGTCAGCCACTGATATCGTATCGTTTTGTTTCGGAAATTTCTATCTCAAATACTTCGATCTCGCCATCTAAAGTTCCCAGTATGTAAATATGTCCAAGCGGTGTAATCTTTATACCAATAATAAGTCTTTCTAGCTGTTCGGGATCTGTACAGATATATACAGTCTGCCCAATGTTGTACTTATTATTGATTTTTAATGGCATTAGATTATAATTGAAAAGTATCGTTTGTACATAGCTTCTCTGTTAATATCTAAGGTTTCCTGAATTTCTTTGAACTCTGGCATATTGGCAATGTTGTAAGCTTCACGTTTTGCGTATTGTAACTTCGGCATAATGTAAGCGAGTTTCCTCTCCGTATCCTCACCAGAGAAATACATATTTTCAAGAATTCTTTCTTTAATCGCGTACTCGTAGTATTCATTTATTAATGGGTGGTCGATAACCAACAGGTTACCTTCCTCATCTTCCAGGACCCCCTCGTAGTTTAGATATACCTTTCCAGAGCGAAGAGTAAGTCTTAAGAAGTTATCGTTTTGGATAACCCCAGCAACCTCACCATGCTTAACTTGGTACATGGAGTGCTTTATATTAACTCTTTTTTCTATACGAAAGATCTTCTCGATGCTCGGAAGTACTTTCTGTACAATCACAAAGGTGTTGCCATCATCCCCGATATATACATCTCCGCAGCCATCCCCACAATCCACATTTATGTTCTCAGTAATATCCCCTTGTATTGCGGGTACTGAAGTCTTATAGTAAGTACAGACTACCGCAAAGTTTATACTTTCCAAATCATTGGGGAGCTTTAGGGAGTGGTTATTGAAGTCAATAAGCTTCTCCTTTGTTTTGGTAATACGAAGGTTTAGCTGCTTGTTGATCTTCCTTACAATCTTAATAAGCTGTGAGGGATCAATCAGGCTTTCAGCATCATAGCCTGGCCAATCATCACTCACCGAACTGAGAAGTTGATCGACCGTGCGATACTTAATTTTGTGGTCGAAGAATTTTGACATTATTTACTGCTTTGCTTGTCAGGAATAGGATCTGTTGGAGTCTGAAGAGTGAAAGCAATATCCCTGAGAACCTCAGCCTGAACAGGACTTATGAGATAATCTGGAATACCCATTTCAATATTTTGAGCCGGGACACAGGGATCGATCTCCCCACAATCTGTCAAAGCTTCGCCATCCAGCACAGCCTCAAGACGAATTGCATCCCATTTTATATTGGGAAAATAAAGGTATCCGTTCAGATACCAGAAGTACTTTGTCTTGTTGTATTTGAAATCTGTAGAGTTGGCCTTTTTCAGATACTGGAGGGGAGAGGTTTGTACGATTTGAATCTGGCCGTCAAGAGAGCTGACGAGACCGATGATTGGCATGTTGTAGCCTTTTAACAAAGGAGGGAGTTTGTTCTTCGTCCTCATAATCGTACAATCTGAGGAAATCCCTTCACATTGAGCTTCTACCCGATCAACTTCTTTGAGTTCGATATAAGGTAGGGTGGTGAAGATAAACCGGATTTTATTTACCTTCATGTTCGCATCCTCACGATAGATCATCAGAGCAAGGTGCTTTTTCAGGAGGGAGTAGATAAGCCTATCGCTTACATATCGAGTATCCTGAACAACCGCTTTACTCTGGTTGCGTATCTGAGAAATCAACTCTCCTATTGTTGTAGTCATGCTTTTTAACTTTAATTCCCTTGTAGTCCTGAGATTTGAAAAAATTCGAAATCTTGGATATAGGGGAAACTTTTATATACCGGTTCCAATTTGAAGCAAACCCTGCAGAAACTTCTCGTTTGAACTTTCTACAGGGGACAAAGTACCACAGATCTCTACCTGCAAACTTGTATTTTGTTCCGTAGTTGCTATAAAATATCTTGCATACATACTGGTTACTATCCCAGTTCTTGAAATTTATCTTCTTGTCGTGTTCGGAAGAGGTAATAGGATCTACGATGACCTTCGCTCTAGGACAGGTCCCTATAAAAACATATCCGAGTTGTTCCGGAAATTCCACTCCATCACGGTGCTCTATTACCTTCTGTCTGATCTTTTTGTTGAAAGCCAAAATAACCTTTTTAAAGGTTTGGAAATCAATATCGATTGAGGGATTCTTTTCCTTGAACCGTTTGAAAAGTTCTACGGAAATTAGGTTTAGTCGAGCTCTCCGAAATCGAGGAGCAGTAACATCAGGCTTTTTATACCCCGGTTTCTTTGCAAAATATCCACACACCTCAGTATAATTTATTGAAAAAAAGCAAATTAAAAATGTTTATTTTACAGCCTTGGGTAAAGGGACTGAATGGTATTTTCCACAGGAATTGCATTGGAACTGTAACTTCTTAACCCCTGCGGCAGATATCCTGGTTTTGTGCCGTACCACATCCTCTGAGCCGCATTCCGGGCAGGAGCTTTTTTCCAGACCATTTAATACCCCACAGTGAGTTTTTGCAGGGAGATGGTTCTTCATTCGGTGGAAAATCTTCTCCAGCAGGACAACATCTCCTTTGCAATAATGAACCATTTTCTGAAGGGCTTTGTTATCCCTTCTAAGAACGATTGATTTCCAAAGTCCGAAAGTAGTCTTGATTTTTTTACCGATCCCCAGGTAGGTTCCAATGTAATCGAGGCGATTGGAGTTGAAGCGGAATTTAGCGCGGGCAAATTTGAGAGTGTCAATTGTGACGTAGGTAGGAAAGGCGGAGATTTTGTGGTATAGGCACCTCGTTCGAATCCAAGGTAGATCGAACTTATCTCCGTTGTGCCCCACTAGTTCGTCTGCCTCATTAGCGATTTTTATAAACTTCTCTAGCATTTTCTTATCGTCCTGATCCTTATCCCAGGTCAAAGACTGTACTACTTTCTCTCCTTCCCACTTATAACAAATACAAATTATTGCCCTCTCTTTGATAATATTCTCATAATCTATATTCTGCTTATACCCCGCTGACCAGAAAAGCCCTATATTTGGGCTTGTCTCCACATCGAAGTATAATCTTTTGATTTTTAAGCGTTTACTCATATTTAGATTTGATTTTTTTTGAGTATTCTCTCCCTATTCTTAAGATACCATTCTCTTTTATACTTCTTTAAATCTTTACATCTGCCATCTTTATATTTGGGGAGTTTTTCTGGGCTAGTACAGACATGTAATTTGTTTTCAATAGCATGTTTTAAATTTTCTGCTATTGATACATATTCTAAGTTGGAGGGATGATTGTTTAATTTATTACAATCTTTGTGGTTAACAGTGAGTCCTGGAGGACGTTCTCCGAGAAATAATTTTGCCACAATTGAGTGAACTGTAGTTCCTTTATTTGAAAGTTTAACCTTTAAATATCCATCCTTATTTAAAAATTGAGAAAGCTCTCTTCCTTTTGCATGTTTAGAGTCAGAAAAAATTCTTACCTTCCCTGAATCCAAAACCTCTACCCTATAGTATGGAGCAATATGAAGCATCATTTCTTTACATAAAGTTAGGGTAAATTGGTAATTATCCAAAAAATTTATTTGGAAGTTCAAAACTTTCATACTATATTTGCTTTATAAGTACAGATGCTAAGAGGTGAGTAACTGTATCAACTTGTTGGCGAAAGCCAAATCCAGCCGCCTCTCTGGATGGAGCCTGTACGAAAGTATGGGCTCCTTTTTTTGTACACCGCCACCTTCGGGTGATCAGAGCAGTAAGTACCGGCGGGTTAACGCTGCTTTCAGACGTAGGATAGTAAGTTCCACCTTAACATAGGAACTGAGGTTTCTCCTACAGCGGGAAAAATGTTCAAGGCTTAGGACACAGTTTGTAACCGAGGGCTATAGCAGATACAGGCTAGTTTGGAGGTTACTGGGTAGCTCAGAAATGAGAGGCACTGGCTGTGAACAAGGCTTTTGAATTAATTTTATGGGTAAGGGCTAGGTGTTTAAAGTTTACAAAGATAAACACCTGATTTTCAATAAAATAGGTCTAGGAGCAAGGAGAGGTTTTAATAGGTCAGCATCGGGCCTACAGAAGTTGAGCCATCTTCAAAGAAGCCAATTGTTCTAAATCCTGCAGGACAATGTTTCTCCTCATAAGAAGTGTCATTCCACCAGTTAGCACAGACAGCTCCACTGTTTACGTATTTAACCCCCAGGTAAGTTTCTTCACTGTAGACGTGTTCATGACCACTTAAGCAGATCTTGATTTTGGGATTCTGACGGAAGATTTCAGTCATTGGGTATAAATCCTTCATGATATCTACTGTAGGATTCCATACGCCGGATGTGGCTGGATTTACAGCGTTGTAATATGTCCACCACATTAAGGCTGAGACAGTTACGAGAGGAACATGGGTTATTACACAAATGAACATATCGGCCGGAGTAGTTGCTACTAGGTCAGAAAACCATGCAATCTGTGTAGCTCCATATCTCCAGTCGGCATTAATAGAATAGGCATTGCCATTATCCTCATAAGCTCCTTGTTGGGAGAATAGAGTGATAAATCTCCAATTGTTTATATCTACGTAGTAGTAATTAGAAGGCATACTGAGCTGACCATTTGTCAGGGCACAGTCATGATTACCTCGGGCAACGTATGTAGGAGCTATCGCATTGAGGTCAGTAAGCAAAGTACCAAGCATTGTAGTTTGGTCCGAATTTCCTCCCTGAGCATCAATCATATCACCCGTAGCAAAAATATAGTCTGGGGTCTGCGCAGCAATGGCCGTCTTAAGTAGGGGGAGTCTCGTATTGCAAGTGGAATTATTCTTCAGGTGAAAGTCTGTGGCATGCACAATCTTAAAATCAGGAGAACTAGACTGCAGTGCAGAAAGTACTGATCCACTGTTAATTAGCCGTATGTTCGGAGAAGGGTGGCTAATAGTATCCCCAATGTTGACGTATTCTTTGTTCATATTAGGTTATTGTAATAGTCCATCCGGCACCAGTCAAATTATTGTAAGCTGTATCAGAAGTAGCAGTCCTGGCTGTACAAGCATTCATCCTAATAGTTTTCTGTCCGATAGGAGTTACTCCGGTAAGAAGTGTATCCAGGGCTATTAAGAAGGCATCGACATCAGCTGCAGAAGCAGTGGCTGTTGAGGCATGTCGTATGGTAAGGAGTTCTGTAAATACAGGGAGAGATGTTACCGTAGCAGCATTAGAGACAAGGTTTGTACCACCATTAGAGTAGTATTCGACTTGTCTGATGCCAGTTGCAGGGGCAATGTAAGTATCCATCCAGGTAAGATATCCAGACACTGAGGTGTATTCACCCGTACAAACACCCTTCAGGGATGTAGTATTTATAGCTGTCGGCAGGTTCGCAGCCTCGACCCTCCATGCCCCACCACCCGCATGATCCAGGAAGAACCATTCGAGTTGGTCGAGATCTGCCCAGTTTGTAATCTGGTTGAAGTCTGTAATATTCTGACCCACATAGAAGAAGTTCTTAAGTCCGCGAGGAAGGATGCCAGAGATGTCGTAAGCACCATTTGAAAATTCAGCTCCGAAAGTTTCGCAATCTCTGCTATGGAAGATTTTTACAGTAGAGTTGTTTGTCAGACCGGTAAGAGTTACCTTCTTGAAAGTGAAAACTGGTGCATGCCGATATCTTCCGGAAGTCCCATTTCCATACCATTCGAACTCTGTATCCGAACTAGTCGGCGTTCCTGACGTGCTGAAATCAATAATTGTAGGAGTAGATCCGTATACAGCAATCATCCCATCACTACCGTGAATTTTCAAATTGGCGGTTCCGGTAACTGAGAAATATTCCAGGCCGTATAAGGTAACGATAGAATTGATATAAATTGGAGCAAAAACGAAATCAGTCCCTGATCCAGATTCGATCTGTCCAAGTTGTTGATTATCAGTATCTGCATTCCATAGAGCAATATATTCATCTGCAGTAGTAGCTATACCAAGATAGGTACCAGTTGTAGAGAATACTCCTAAGGGATAGTCTAAATCTGTGTCGTTGTTGTAGTTTTGAACGGACAGGAACATCTTGCCCCCACTTCCGCTGGAGAAATCTGTGCAGCAAATCCACTTTTTGATTCGCCGGACATCCCTTTCAAGTTGCTCAATTGTTGTCATAAGCTGTCTTTTAAAAATTAAAAAACAGTCCCCGTTGTAGAAACAACAGGGAGTGTAATAGAGAATAATCTTCCTGGGGTAGACACCCCTGGAATTTTTATAAAACCAACCAAATTAGTTGGACAGAAGGGGTTACTTCTGTTTTCTTTCATAGGGCTTAACTTACAACCTCAATCTTGAGGTCGGTGCATAAAGTTGATTGTAGATAAAAATACTCACCGTCCTGTGTAAAAGTTCCAATCCCCGGATAGGCTGCAGTAATGTCTGATACTGAAGCAGTTGCAGAAGCAGAAAGGGCATACTTGCCAACAATCTCGCCACCACAGGAGATTCTTAAAAACTTTGCAGAAAGGTCGCCAGCAGGAATAGCTACGCTTGCAGCGCAGCAGGGGGTACCTGCAATTTCCATCCACTCACCCTGAGTAGGTCTTGCAGCCCGTACTTCAAGTACGCCTGCAATAGGTCGCCTGTTAGAATCAAGCTTGACCCAGTAACGGAGTCTTTTTCCCATTTTTATGTGTTTGTTTGATTAAAAAATGCCAGAATGGCTAAGGTAGGTCTCATATACAATTTACATAAATAAACCCAGAAATCAAAATTAGGCTGATCTTTAAGGCCCATCTTTCCCCCACACTCATTTCAGAGAGGATCTTGTCCAGAGAAGAAGTTGAGCCTACGTGATTCCAGGGATGTCCAGTAAGAAGGTTTAGGAGACCGTCAAAGAGTAACCACCATAGGCTAAATAGTAATAAGTCACTGAGAATCAACCCAGTGACTATCCAAATAGTAATATTGTTAGCCAGAAGAATGGTAGAGGGCAGGAGGCCTAAAGCACGAAAAACTGTACCTCTAAAATGATTCACAGTAAGGCCTTTTCGAATTCTGTAAGAATCCGTCCATAAATCAATTGCTAAAACAATTGTAAATAGAATAAAGGCAATCCCGATCATTAAATATCACTTACTATCCCTGTCAGCATGCCAAGCGCCAAGAACAGCAGAGCAAATATGCCAGGATGAACCCTTTCGCTTACCCCATCAAATTTGTCGGCATTCCATAACCACCAGACAGAGGTTGCATAAAATAAAACACCCAGGATATTAAGTACTAATCCAGACTGAGAATTACTAACAGAGAGATCTGTTTTGAAGATAAATTGGCAGCAGAATACTACTGCAATAATAATTGTTCCTATCAGGTCGAAGCGGAAGATTTCTTTAGCACGAGCCGCAGCTTCAGTACCCGGTTTAGGTTTAACTTTTTTAGTAGCCATTTCGTAGGATTTTGGTTCATCCTTAATATACGAAATTTAAACAACTATGCCAAACCTTCTTCTTGGAGGATCTCCTGAAGCTTCTGTCGGTCAATTTGAACCTTATTCCAGCCTTTTTGATAGGTATCATCATACCTTCCAGTTTTTGACCAGTGGTAATGATGGACAATTGCATTCTCTGCCCGCATTGCCTGATCCAGCCTTTTAGCACGTGCCCAAAGCAAATTGTCGACTCCGCAGTGATGTAAACGAGGATCGAAGATCTGGCCGTTTAGGAGATGGACCAGGTCCCTGTGTATAATGAAATGCTCGCAGATATTTCCCTCATCCTCCAGGAGGGGGCCGGTATTGAAGGATACCAGTTTCTTAGAGTTCTCTACAGATACCCGGATAGCTTCTTTTAAAGCCGAAGGAGTAAACTCTGTGTCATTGGCCATGTAACAGATATATTCCCCGGTAGCTGTCTCCAGGGATGCCTGGACCTTATTAGGGACCGATTCCGGGCCTTTGGAGACAATCACCTCTATAGCCCTGGAAGGATAGTCAAGGGCGTAAATGCTCTCTAATAGCTTCTGGAGGCCAAAGGTCCTATCCATATGTGGCACAAGGATGCTTACTTTAGGGTATTTGGTAAGAACTGTGCCAAAACTCCAGTTTTCCATCACTACACCCTGGCTTTCAATCTGAAGCTCTGGGAACAGCTCCAGGAAGTTTCTAAAGCTTTCCTGGGTATATGCATGCATGTGCTGATTATGACTATAGTATGGGTCCATGGTATTGATACCCCCCTGGTCAGGAAGGACAATGATCATCTTCCCGAGCGGTTTGAGTATTCTAATCCATTCGCGGAGAGTTTTGACCGGATCGAGCATATGCTCAAAAGAGTGTCTGGAGATAATTGTATCGGCATTGTTGTCCCCAAAAGGAAGCTTATCTATGCTGCAGGTTATATCGGACACAGGTCGCACATCAACTCCTACAGCATTTTCTGTTGTTTTGTGGCTACCACAGCCCAGATCCAAAATAAGTCCTTCCTTGAGTGCAGCAAGAGCATACAGTCTTTCAGGATGCTCTGCCTGTGGAATAGTAAAGTTGTTTTGAGCAGGTTTCATTTCAGGATAGAGCTCTTCAAAAGATTCTTTCGTAATCTGAAAGGTTCGAGTGTTTCCAATATAAGGATCAAAAGCTGATCCAGCATCAATGCAAGTAAGATTTCTATTCTTAGATAACAGATTTGAAATCAATACTTTAGATAGCATTCCTGCACAAAAGACGTAGATCGCGTTATCTTGCGGAACAAGCTTACTGTCAATATCTGAAATACTCGAATAAGCATTCAGTAAAGGTACTTCTACAAAGACAGTTGCTTTTAAAAGCTTTGTGATAGGTTCCAGTCTCTGAGGGGCGACAAAAACTACGGTTCTGCCACTCTCGGCTATTGCTCGATAGAAGTTTCTGACCTTAGTCAGTTCTGAATCGGTTCTGTGTAAGAGGATATTGTATTCTTTCTGCTTGTCAAAATCGACAATTGTTACTTCTGGCATCAAAGCCATGGAAGAATACGCTTTGATCAGTCCGTCTGCAAGCTCTGCGGAGTACGGGTGTCCATCACAATTAGCACCAGGGTTTCCTGTCATACAGGCAAGTTCCCCGTCTCCCCTTTTTACAAAAGAGAAATTAATGCCATTCTTGATATTAAAAATGAATTTGTCAAGTCTTCCTTCTGTCCAACTCTTTGCAAAGTGGTGGATACAAATTGTATTTTCAGTAAAGTTGGATTCCCCTGTCAGATTGTTGTAGGGATAGAAAACATCAGGTTCAGCAATTCTCATCTTGTCCTGATACCTAACTCCGATCTTGTTTAAAAGATCCATGGAGGATTCATAACAAAGCTCATCATCCCCCCTGAATCCTTCCTCAACAGTTTTTATCCATTCTTGGACAAGCGGGTGGCCTGACTCTGAACCGACCACCGCTGTCCCGAGAACCGTGAACGTTTCCGTACTCAGTTCTTTTCCTACAAAAAATGGGCTTCCCATCCAACTATCAAAATTCTTCCCTGCAAGGATTTCTACGTCTGCATCCAAATATATTCCACCCTCTGTGAGGAGATAGTGCATGCGGAGATAATCAGAAGCCTTACACCACTTCTTTGAAAGATGGGGGCTGTTCAGGCACTCCTGCATGTACTTCGAATCTTTAAAACAATTTTCCAGGGTTATAAGACGATGCTCATATCCAGGAAGTTTATGCGTTTCGATACAGCGCTGAATGAACTCAGGAATAATTCCGTCCTTATTCAGCCATACTGTAAATATCCTCTTTGGTATCATTTTTAACAGTTTCGCGTTTTGAAAGATCTACCCACCAGATTGTACGTTCAATTCCATCAGGATGACCAAAAACCTCATCTACGGCTTGGATAACCCCCATCCAGGAGAGCTGATAGTCATGCCCGCAGATCATCCCTGTTTTCTTAACTTTTGGTAGCCATGCTGCAATGTCATCACGAATGCTTTCATAGTCATGCCCTGCATCAATAAAGACCATATCCAGAGATTCATCTTCGAACTGTTTTGCAGCTTCCAACGAAGTCATCTTCATGATTGAAGGAGCAACTGTTGTCTTTGCTGTACTGATGTTCCTTTGGAATTGTGAGAATACATCTTCTTGTTTTGCTACATAGAACGTGGTATCTCTTACGTCTGTAGATCCTTCCCAGGTATCCACGCAGGTAATACTACCATTTTCTCCAAAAGCTTTAGCACTTCCGCTTATAAGAGCATGGGTAGAGCGACCTTTCCAACTTCCGATTTCAACAATAGTTTTATACTTCTTGGCACTGTTATACAAAAACTGCAGCTCTGCAAACTGCATCCATCCCTCAATTCCATTATCAGGATACTCGAAATAGTACTGGGTATCCCTGAGATATATAGGATTAAGTTCCTGATACTCAAGGCATTTCAAGAGGTGTTTCTGAGCTTCTTGAATGTTGCCTAACCATCCTTTGGCCCAGTACAGAATTTCATGAGGGACATGGGTATAGTCACTCATGTTATTTGCATAAAAGCCATTGTATGGTATTTCCAGAGCTGCAGCTGCATAACAGGCTGCGGATTGGTAATTGTTATTGCTTTTGAAAAAGAGTGCTAATCTCAAAAGAGGTTCTCTCCTGGAACCCTCTATATAAAATGCTTTATTATAATACTCGACTTGCTTGTCTGGTTGGTTTATCATGCCATAACAATCACCAATATACACAGCCGATTGAGAGCGTTCTGTTTGCCAGCGATTCATGTTAATGTGTCTCTCAAACTCTTTGATTGCTGATTTAGGACGTCCGTTCCACATCAGTTCCCTGGCAAAATAATGGCTTTGTCTGTCAGCATCAGGGTGATTAAAACAGTCTAAAGCCAATCCTTTTAAATAAGAATGTCTTTCTGTATCTCCATTTTGGTAATGCTCAAGCTTATACTTCTCTTCCGGGAGGAACATTCTTTTTGGAATCATTCCAGGAAGAGGCTGGAGAACCTCATGTATAATACCTGTCCAGTGCATTACCCTTCTGTCGTAAGCCTTGCTTTGAATAAACTTTACTGCTTCTTTCCCAAAGTGATCTTTTGCAAATACAAAGTTGTATTCAAATTGAGTTACTCCATCTGCAATCAACTTATTTACATACTCAATATTAAGCATGGCATTCACTTCATCTGCGTCATAGCAGAAGATCAGGTCATTGCTTGCCATATGAGCAGCATAGTTTCTTGCAGAGGAGTAATCAAAAAATGTATCCCCGCCTTTGACTGCATCTCTTTCTTCATCGACAATAAACCGTTCGTTGATAGCCTTTGCAGTATCCATGTCGATTGTGAAAATAAACTTCTTTCCTACTTCTTCTACTTTGCAGCCAAGACTTCGCGCAATATCTGCGGTACCATCGTCTGAGCCCGTATCTAAAATACAAATCTCCCCACCAGACTCTTGAAAATCCTTAAGGGATGCAACAAGTCTAGGGAGAGTTTCCCGTTCATTTTTTGCAATGACTACGATACTAAAGGTTGGTTTCATTATCGATTATTTAAAGCTGAAGATAAAGAATAACTATTTGCTGTTTTCTTACTTGACGACTGGTAAGCAAAAGCAGATGCTGCTCCAGCGGGACCAGTATATCCTGTATATCCCATAAAACTACCAGCTCCTGTGTAGCCAGTATATCCCCTAGGCCCAGTAAATCCCCTAGATCGACGCTCCTGTCCAGAGCCTCCTGAACTGCGACTAGGAGAACTTAAAAAGGGCTGATAACAATTTCTACGTTATCCGGTTTTTCTGCAAACTGGGAAGGAATTTCCCGTGTAATGTGAAACAGAAGTTCGCTTTCTGTTTTAGCGAGAGCTGTTTTGGGGTCCATGATGACTTTGGTGTCTTTGTACTCTTCTTTACCGTTGAGGTATTCGTACTCATGGAGCAGTACATAGTACTGGAATAGTTGTTTCTTCTTCATTTTTGGTAGGTTTTTAGTTAAAAATATTACCTCATAAAGATAAGAAACAAGCGTAATCTGTATGTGTTTACCAACAATTGTTAGTATGTTCCTGGCGTCGAGACTTGGTAGGATACTCCTCCGGGAGTAGATCTCCGGAATTGAACTGTGTAAGTAAGAATGATTTGACCATCAAATCCTGAATAACCTGGCGCACCAGAGTCAATCTCTGATCCACCACCGCCCCCGCCTGTAGATAGGGCATCTGATCCACCAAATCCTGGATAGGTATCTCCTGCACCACCTCCTGTTGATCCTCCTGACGTACCGCTTCCATTAGTACCATTCCCAGAACTGGAAGCCGCACCTCCACCACCCCCACCACTTTGAGCGGCACCTATAGCACCGTCTCCACCAGAGAATTTTGTATCACCTGTACCAGAAGCTGCTGCTCCACCAGAACCTTGGGTTTGACCAGAAGCACCTCCTCCACCTTTGGCAACACAGGTTGTGGTATTGAAGGTTGTATCTTCGCCAGCAACCTCTGGTCCTCCACCTGTACCAACATAGTAACTATATGATACTCCGGGAGTTACAGAGAAAGTTTTTAGAGAATAAGCTCCACCCCCGCCACCACCAGTTCCAGTGAGGCCAGTAGGAGCACCCCCACCACCACCTGCTCCATAGCATTCAATTGCTACTGAATGCACGCCAGCGGGGCAGAGCCAAGACCCTGCCCCTGGAGTATTAAAAGTTTCGGTAGCCATTAAGTACAGTTTCCATTAGTGACGTAGAGATAAACACCTATCAGTTTGGCTGTTGCTGCCAAAGTGTCATTTGCATTTCCACCAGTTGCATCCCTACTAACCCTGAATTGAACCACATTTGCCGATCCTCCAAGATATCCAGCCGGAGTAAAGGGACTTGTGATATTTGATATGTGGATTTGGTAAGCAGTTGTTGTATTAGCTTCTGTCCGTTTTTGAATGGTTGACCATGTCCTATCTATAGTACTAGCCCCTTGCCATGCACAGGCTTCGATACCCCACTCTACGATATTTGTAGAAGTAGAGTTTGCAGTCCATACAAAGGATGCAGTCATATTTGTCATGTCAATACTACAAGGAATCAGCGTTGTCCATTCTGTATACAGAAGCGATCCATCTGCATAGTCAAAGAACTGCATGTTCTGCTTGTTTGTTGAAGTCTCGTATTGTGATGCGTATGCAGTTCCGCTTGTCGTAGACGGCCAACCACCTGCTCCCAGAATAATAACAGGAGAAGCTATAGGGCCAGTATAACCGGTATAACCAGTTCTTCCTGTATACCCTGTGTAACCGGTATAGCCAGTTGCACCTGCTCCAGAAGGGCCAGTATATCCAGTAGCACCAATAGGTCCAGTATAGCCGGTGTACCCAGTGTAACCCGTAAAGTTACCGGCTCCAGTGTACCCTGTAAATCCTGTATAGCCAGTATAGCCAGTCCTACCGGTGTATCCTGTATATCCCGTGTATCCAGTGTAACCAGTAAAATTGCCAGCTCCGGTATAACCCGTATACCCTGTATATCCAGTAGCACCCTGGGTTCCGTTAGGACCGGTGTATCCCGTGTAACCAGTATAACCCGTGAAGTTGCCCGCTCCTGTATACCCTGTGTATCCAGTATAGCCTGTTCTTCCTGTATATCCAGTATAGCCGGTATAGCCAGTACTTCCCACACCTGCAGGGCCAGTGTACCCTGTATAACCAGTATATCCAGTCGCTCCGGCTCCGGTATATCCGGTATATCCCGTATATCCGGTAAAGTTACCTGCACCTGTATACCCCGTATACCCGGTGTAGCCAGTAGCTCCCTGTGCACCATTTGGTCCAGTGTATCCGGTATAGCCCGTGTACCCTGTGAAATTACCTGCGCCAGTATATCCGGTATAGCCTGTATAACCCGTAGGTCCTTGTGATCCGTTGGGACCGGTATATCCGGTATAACCTGTGTATCCAGTAAAGTTTCCAGCTCCTGTATATCCAGTGTAACCCGTATATCCTGTTCTACCAGTATATCCAGTATATCCTGTATAGCCGGTATAACCAGTAAAGTTACCAGCCCCGGTATAGCCTGTGTATCCAGTTGTTCCTTGCGGGCCCGTGTATCCAGTGTACCCAGTATACCCAGTAAAGTTTCCTGCACCAGTGTATCCTGTGTAACCAGTCGATCCAACAGGTCCAACTGGTCCTGTATAGCCTGTATAACCCGTATAACCAGTATAACCGGTAAATGCTCCTGCTCCAGTATACCCCGTGTATCCAGTCGGGCCAGTATAACCAGTGTATCCAGTAAATGCTCCTGCACCTGTATATCCAGTGTAACCTGTATAGCCGGTATATCCAGTATAGCCAGTAGATCCAGCACCTGCGGGTCCCGTATATCCAGTGTAACCAGTTGTACCAACCCCTGTATATCCCGTATATCCGGTGTATCCAGTCGCACCAGTTGCTGAGGCTATACCTTGTGGGCCCGTATAGCCCGTGTAACCTGTGTATCCAGTGCTACCTGCATTTCCCTGAGGTCCTGTATAACCTGTCGGACCAGTATAACCAGTAGATCCTTGTGCACCTTGTGTACCGGTATAACCTGTGTATCCCGTATATCCTGTTGCTCCCTGAGAACCAGGTGTACCGGTATAACCTGTATACCCAGTGTAGCCAGTAAAGTTGCCAGGGCCTGTATAACCAGTATATCCAGTTGGTCCCTGCGGACCTGTGTATCCGGTATAACCAGTAGTTCCCTGAGATCCTGCAGGTCCAGTGTAGCCAGTATAGCCAGTAGTTCCTGCAGGTCCGGTATAACCTGTATAACCTGTAGTTCCAGCCCCTGTGTAACCCGTGTAACCAGTATATCCCGTAAAGTTACCAGCACCAGTATAACCAGTATATCCCGTGGTTCCGGCAGTTCCCGTGTAACCAGTAAAACCTGTATAACCGGTGTATCCCGTTCTACCAGTATAACCTGTGTAACCGGTTATTGAAGGTCCTGTATAACCCGTATAGCCTGTAAAGTTTCCTGCCCCCGTATAACCGGTATACCCAGTAGCCCCTGTTCCTCCGGCACCCGTATAACCGGTATAACCAGTATGCCCAGTATAACCAGTTGGGCCATAGTTTCCAGTTGTGACAAGCCATGTGTTTGTGGCAGTTTTAACCAGTGCCACAACAGCATATTGGCCACTTAAGGTTGTAGATGTAGCTTCGACAGTTACACCTCCTGCACCTGCTATGGATGTTGTTCCTGTACCACCTTGTTCAACGACAATCTGAGAGCCGATAGGGAATGCTACGGAGGCATTTGTTGGGATTGTAACAGTATTGGGGGAAGCCGATACCATTTTTACACCCTGCCCTTTATCAGAAAGAGCCAGTGTGTAATCAGTAACCTGTGTTGTAAACACAAGTGTATCGGGACCTGTATACCCTGTATAACCAGTTGCACCGGCTAAACCAGTGTAACCTGTATAACCAGTTGTACCCGTTGTACCAGCACCTGTGTAACCTGTATAACCTGTGTAACCAGTAGGTCCATGTGCACCGCTTCCATTTACTACAAATCGTCCTGCAAACCGCTGATCGGGATCAGACGGAACGCACATTGTAACGTTGTTTGTATCAGCCTCTACGATGGACCCAACTAACGTTTGAGCAGGAGTACCTGTTTCATCCCATACCTCAACTACCAGATTAAGAGTACTGAGATTGTGGTTGAATGTGATACAGTAATTAGATCCAGAAAGTGTCCAGTCACTGGTTGCATTGAACTGTTGTGAAAAGGCAAGAGCTCCTGCTCCAGTATATCCGGTGTAACCAGTGGCTCCATATCCTGTATAACCAGTGTACCCAGTATACCCAGTGAAGTTCCCTGCCCCTGTATAACCCGTATAACCTGTTACCCCTTGAGTACCTGCAGGACCCGTGTAGCCTGTATAACCTGTATAGCCAGTTTGACCTTGTGGGCCAGTATAACCGGTATAGCCTGTATATCCAGTTCTTCCGGTATATCCAGTGTAGCCAGTGTAACCTGTCGTACCGGCATTACCTACAGGTCCAGTATAACCAGTGTATCCAGTATATCCAGTTTGTCCTTGTGGTCCTGTATAACCAGTATATCCGGTATAACCCGTAGCACCAGTAGCTGCTGCTGCACCTTGGGGTCCGGTGTAACCTGTGGCTCCTGTATATCCAGTATAGCCTGTTGCACCAGTTGCTGCGGCAGCCCCTTGTGGTCCAGTATAACCTGTAGCTCCAGTATATCCGGTGTAACCAGTAAAATTGCCTCCTGAAGAACCTATTAGCTGGAAGTTAGTTCCGTCATATGAAACATAGACGATTTGACCAGTGAGGATCTCTCCCCCTGTCAAATCGGTAGAAACCAGTTTCTTAATGGATTTTGCTGCCATTCCGTTTACAGAAAGGGTAGAAGCTCCACTATTGGAGTTTGCAGCTTTGAACTTAAAATTCAAACCCGAGGTGTAACTGGTGATTGCAGGAACTAATGTTACAGCATAAGCATTAGAGGACCCGGTATCTACTAAGACACCGTATAACTCTTCAGCCATACTGGTTTGGATATTACCTTTAAATTTCATCTTATGTAGTTAAGTTGCCTACGACATACCACTCATTTGTGGCAATTTTTATGAGAGTAACAACTGAATACCTTTCGGCAATTTTCAGAGCTCCTCCAGTGCTTCGAAGCGTAACCCCGCTTCCAGCAACAATTGTTGGCTGCCCTATACCGTACCAAGAAACCATAACCTGGGTTCCAATAGGGAATGCAACTGTGGAGTTTGGGGGAACAGTTAAATTGTTAGAAGAGGCAACATTCATTTCCACAATTTTTGTAGAATCGTCTATTGCCAAAGTGTAACTTGCAGTTCTCCGGTTTGTGAGAACTCCGACATCAAGAATTCCTTTTACATTCATAATATACGTTTTAGTCAGTGAATTAACCAGCATTTCCTCCTGTTCCCAGACGGAGCCGCTGTTGTAGTTGTTGTTGTTGTTGAAGTACTTGTAGTAGTACTAGTGGTTGTTGTTGTACTAGTACTGGTTGTTGTCGTAGTTGTACCACTCAGGTTAACTGTGAGTGTTACAGTATCAGTAGCTATTTCTCCAAGATTGTCTTCTACCCACAGTCTTATTTGGTATGTACCAGTTGCTAATCCTGTAAGCGACAAGGTTGTAGTATTGATACCTGACATGTAAGGATAGTTAGGACCACTGACAAACTCCCAACGGTATACAGAAATTACTCTTCCTGAGAAAGGTGTAGCTGAACCCGACAAAGTTGTTATACTGGCAGAAAGAGATTGATCCAAACCTGCATTACACGATGGTGGATGAGTTGCAGGAATAGTATAGTTTGTACAAGCTCCAGTAGTAGGGTGAAGGATACAGTAAGGAGAAGGTTTTAATACTTTTTGAACAACAGTAAATGGATTTACAGCAATTGCTGTAGGTTGGTCCCAGCTATTTGGGAAAGAAGCATCAATGCCTCCTGCTAACCAGTCTCCACTTACTTCACCATTACCGCATATACCAGACTTATTTCTACCGCAGAAATATAACTGGCCATCAGAAGCTTCGAAATATGCATAATATGTATAAGGCATTGCCCCATAGATATCCACAAAGTCACTTCTTTCAGGCACAACCCTTTTCCAGGTTGTGATTACGTTATTTGTTGCGGTATCCCAGCCCCAGTTAAACGAGGCCATGTTTAACGTACTACCATCCCCAAGCTCTCCTTGAGGAGAGTTACCTGTTCCCCAAAGAGCACCATTGGCATCAATTGCATGGGAAAGGTTACTGTTGGTAACAATTGTGACTAGGGGAAGAGCTAAGGGAAAAGAAGCTGTAATATCAGTAAATGACTCATAGGGAGATCCGGACAGTCCAGAGCCAGCATTGTCAGGATATCCGCAGAACCAGACCTTTGTTGTACTCCATGCCCAGTTCCAGTTTCTACCACCTGCAATACCGACAGCACCTGTTACATTACTAACCTGATGAGGGCTCTTATAAGAGGTTCCAGAACAAGGATAACCCAGGGAATTACCATAAGGGTTACATCCACCACCCCAACTCCAAACTGTACCATCAGAACATCTGATAAATACAGAGTATCCTGCAACCACCTGCACAGCTTGCCTACCTCCTGGGATGGTGACTTGGGTAGGTGCTAATTTAATAGAACCGTCTGTACCATCCCCAAGGAAACCCTGAACACAGTTACCCCAAATCCATACTGTACCATCTCCTTTGACAGCTACCCAACCACCTGCTGTACCATTAAAGAAGGAAGCCATCTCGATAACATTGCCGAAAGGGTTTCCGTTTATATCTACAGTGATCTTCGTTGCATAAGGTTGAGCAGTAGTATTACCTAATCCTGCCATACCGGCAGAACCGTTCTCACCCATGTGCCAAGCATTACCACTACTATCAATTGCAGTACCGTCATGGAGACCCCCATAACATGCTACAAATGTTGGCATTACACCAAACTGTTGAACACATGCTACAGGTTTACCTGGAGCATCTGCACCATTTGTACCTAATAAGGCATTATTATTACCTTGACCATACAGTATACCTGCATTGTCTATAAAAAATATCTGATATTCTCCTGCTCCTACTTTTTTCATATTATTCCTTTTCTTGAATTGCTGATTTACGTTTTCCTAACCAATATTTATATACAGCCCATTGTCCTACTAATCCGACAAAGAACATAACAATGTTTGGAGCAGATAGTATCTTCTCAAAGATTCCATCTCCGGGAACATTATCTGAACCTAATCCACCCCATTCATTATGAGTTATAGCAGCAACCAGTACTATAATTAAAGACACAGAAAACGAGGGCCAGTCAGTCTTAATAAATTTTGACCAGACGCTTTTAAATGTACACTCTGTACAACCATCATTAATATCTTTTACCTTTAAAAGTACAGATACCAGAACACCTAGTAGTCCGAAGATAAATAGTGGAGAAGAATAGTTTATTGCTTGTATCATATTTAAAGTTTTAAGTTATTGAGTAGAATGTTGATGGTGAGTTTTGATTATTATATACGGTAGCAAACCAGTCATTACTTCTAGCTGCAGAGGATATCCAGAAAATACCCATCTTACCAGCATACCACTCGGTACCAACTCCTGAGTTAGTACCTATAGTCATATTGTTTCCTGCATTATTGCTTCTGGACTGCGCATTTGTACCTGTACCATCGGTAGCTCCATTAAAGAAAAAGGTATATGTGGTACCAGACATTCTAAACCCAAGATGTGTCCAAGTTGAAGCTGATTGAAGAGTATTAGAAGAAGATACAGTTTCATTTGTACCGTCTCCTAAAAACATACCCATTTTATTTGTACCTGCGGTATAACCAAGTTTTAATGGATTTGCCTTACCTGTACCCACTGGCACTTTTGCCATAATAGATACCACATTGGTAGCATATGACCATAAACAAATACTAAAGTCTCCTGTAAACGCAAAGTTGTTACCTGCATTCAGATATTGGGATGAGCCATTAAAGTTAGCTGCACCACCAAAGTTTCCAGAAGTAGCTGTTACTCCATTGTTTGTCAGATTTACTAATCCCTTAGCATCTGTAACATCCAAGGTAGTTCCATCTCCCCAGTTGTAGACTGCTGCAAAGTTAGAGTCCCAAGTATTTACTGAGTCTCCTTGGAAGGAAGATACTGATGAGTTTCCTATCCACATGTAAATCACTGTGTTAGCAGTATGCGAGAGGGTAGGAATCTTAACGAAGTAGAGTACGTTTCCATTAGTACCGTTCCAGTAAACCTGAGTCCACTTAAGTTTTGTTGTACCTGCAGCATCTGATGTAAATATTACATCGTAACCGCTTGCATGCTGTACTGAACCACCATTTCCTACTGTTTTCAGATAGGAGTAAGTACCAGATATACCGAAAGGGAAATCAGTCTGGTCAGTATTTGGAACCTTAGTATAATCAATAGTTATGACCTTCCCAAGGGAATAGCCATTACCCTGACTTCTAGAAGATGTTGCTATTGCAAATGTACTAAACATATTACCAAGAAATTATTACTACTAAACCATTACCACCATCACCACCTCTACCGCCTGTAGTACCAGCACCACCGCCTCCACCACCACAACCAATTCCACCGTTTCCCCCTGCTCCACCTGCTTGTCCATCAGCAGAACCACCTCCTGTGCCCCCTGTCATTATAAAAGGTCTCCAAGATTGGATTCCAGAGTTACCATTACCACCAACAAGTACGTTAGAACCGGCAGTACCACCAGCTAAGAAAGAAGAAGCGGGAGCAAAAGTTCCTCCTGCGTAGTCCATTACAGCTTGTAGAGATAACGCACCTCCAGTAAAACCAGTTGAGGCTGTATTTACACCCCCACCTCCAGAACCGCCACTAAGGGGAATGGTATTCCAGACAGCAGTTATAGCAGCTCCGTTAGCACCTGTCTGAGCACCTCCTATGGCACCTACAAGACCAACTGTGTAGTTTGCACCTACAGCAAATGCACCTGCCCATCCACTACGAGCTTTTGTACCAATAGTAGGTACAGTACCCGCAGCACCCGCAGCAGCACCTGAACCTGCGCCGCCACCACCTGGAACTGTAGCACCACTTTCTAATATAATATTAGGGATTACGTTAAAGTTCGTAAGTCCTTTACCTGTTGATATATAGGAGTTTGCACCCGCACCACCCGCAGTACCAGATGTAAGACCTCCCTTACCTCCCATAGGAACTACAACATGTAATATGTCAGGAAGCATAAGAGCTGGATACAGGGCCGTAGCTATGCCACCACTTGCTCCACCACCTCCTCCACCGCCTGCAGCTCCAGAAACGCGAGTAAACCCTGCACCTCCTCCTGAGCCACTGCCTATACAAATCATATAGGTCATTGTAGCACCTCTTGGTTTATACCAGGTTTGAGTAGAGACGTTTATAGCAGTACCAAAGAAAACCTGTACATCTGCCTGGGTATTAGGAGGTAACCCAGCAAAATCCGTAAATACGTTTGTTGATGGATACATATTAATAATCTCCGGCAAACACTTGAGCCTGCCATTGTTGGTTAGTTGTTTGAGCTGTGTGTTGAGAAACTGTTATATACACTCCAGTGGGAAAGGCCATATTAATAGGCACTTCAAAGAAGCTAGTTGCGTTAGTAGCGTTAGATGCAGCAATAGCTGGAACTGAGAACTCTGCTAATAAGAAAGTATTAGAAGAAGTAGTAGCTCCCATTGCAGATCCAGGTGTACCAGAAACAGTTGTCCAATATACACGGAGTACTGTAGCTACAGAGGTTACGTTAGCTGCAGATGCTACTACGCTAAAACGTACTCTTGAAACGAAGCTACCATTAGCTCCTGAAGAAAAGGCACAATACATTAAATCTGTACCAGTACCTGCACAGGTGCCATCTGATTTTACCTGAGCGGAGGTAGTTCCTATCTTAGTGGCTTCAATAGTAGGAGTTAAAGTAAAAATTGGCGAAGTGTTAGCGGGCATATATTATATTTTTAAATTGAATAAGCTCCTATATTAAACATTATATCAAGACCTAAATTACTAGCAGCAGCAGGACCAGTATATCCGGTATATCCGGTATACCCTGTGTAGCCTGTATATCCTGTAGGACCATAGTTACCTGTTGTCACAAGCCAAGTATCTGTTGCTGTCTTGATAAGACATACTACCGAGTACTGACCACTCATAGTTAAAGTTGTTGCTTCTAATGTGACACCAACTCCTGCAACTATTGTAGTTGTACCTGCACCTGCTTGTTCAATAATAATCTGCGTTCCTATTGGGAAGTTTACTGTTCCACTTGGAGGCACAGTTAAGTTGTTAGCTGTTGCCACATCCATTTTTACTCCTGTTCCTGCATCAGATAGAGCTAATGTATATGAAGCAGTCTGAGTAGTAAACCCTAATGTATTTGGTCCGGTATATCCCGTATACCCAGTAGCTCCAGCCCCAGCAGGACCTGTATATCCCGTATATCCAGTGTAACCGGTAGATCCTGCACCAGCAGGTCCTGTATATCCAGTTGCACCAGTATAACCAGTATAACCTGTTGATCCGGCTCCTGCAGCACCTGTGTAACCAGTGTACCCTGTATATCCAGTAGGACCTGTATAACCAGTATACCCAGTAAAGTTCCCTGCTCCTGTGTAGCCAGTATAGCCCGTATAACCAGTAGTTCCGGTTGTGCCAGCTCCGGTATAACCAGTATAACCAGTGTATCCGGTGAAATTTCCGGCTCCGGTATACCCTGTATATCCTGTGGGACCTTGGGGACCAGTATAGCCAGTGTAGCCGGTATAGCCGGTGTAACCTGTATATCCAGTAAAATTGCCCGCCCCGGTGTATCCAGTATAACCTGTTGCACCTTGAGGACCGGTATATCCGGTTGGACCGGTATAACCTGTATATCCTGTATATCCTGTGAAATTACCCGCACCCGTGTATCCAGTGTATCCAGTATAGCCGGTCGCTCCAATTGGGCCAGTATAGCCTGTATATCCGGTATAACCCGTGAAGTTTCCAGCACCTGTATAGCCAGTGTATCCAGTAGGGCCTTGAGGTCCAGTATATCCTGTGTACCCCGTATAACCAGTATAGCCAGTGAAGTTACCTGCCCCAGTGTAGCCGGTATAACCAGTGTAACCAGTTCTACCAGTATAGCCTGTATAGCCAGTGTAACCGGTGTAACCAGTAAAGTTACCTGCGCCGGTGTACCCAGTATATCCAGTAGTACCAGTTGGACCAGTGTAACCGGTGTACCCCGTATAGCCGGTGTACCCTGTAAAGTTCCCTGCTCCAGTATAACCTGTATAACCAGTCGGGCCCTGCGGTCCAGTATAACCGGTATAACCTGTATATCCAGTGTAGCCAGTAAAGTTTCCAGCTCCGGTATATCCGGTATATCCAGTATAGCCCGTGGTTCCAGCTCCAGTATATCCAGTATAGCCGGTATATCCTGTTGCACCCAGACCTGTATATCCTGTGTATCCTGTGTATCCGGTGAAGTTTCCAGGTCCGGTGTAACCAGTATATCCGGTTTGGCCCTGGGGACCGGTGTAACCCGTATATCCAGTATATCCGGTGTAGCCAGTAAAATTACCAGGTCCAGTGTAACCCGTATAACCAGTCTGTCCCTGTGTACCGGTATACCCTGTATAACCAGTTGTACCAATTGATCCCTGTGCACCGGTATATCCAGTAGGTCCAGTATATCCGGTATAACCGGTGTAGCCAGTCTGTCCTATTGAACCTGTATATCCAGTATATCCGGTATATCCAGTGTAGCCAGTGTATCCAGTGTAACCGGTAAAATTACCCGCACCTGTATAACCGGTGTAACCCGTAGCTCCGTATCCGGTGTAACCTGTATAGCCCGTAGCTCCATCAGCACCACCACCATTGATGACTATTCGTCCTGCAAATCTGCCATCCGGAGTATCTGGTACATAGAAGGTATAGTTGTTATTGTCTGTTTGCTCTACCTTTTCAACCATGATCTGAGAGGAGACAGAGGTCTCGTCCCAGATTTGGAATACCAGATTTTTGGTATTCAAGTTATGGTTCACTACAATGGAGTAGTAGCCACCTGATGGACCACTCCAGTCTGTTGTAGCATTGAATACCTGAGTAAATGCTGGAAGACCAGGACCTGTATAACCTGTAGCACCAGTATAACCGGTGTAACCGGTATAACCGGTGAATGCGCCTGGACCCGTATAACCAGTGTATCCGGTTTGTCCGGTATAACCAGTGTTTCCAATTGGTCCGGTATATCCAGTGTATCCTGTGTAGCCTGTAGTACCTATTGATCCCGTAAATCCTGTATAACCAGTCTGTCCGGTATATCCAGTGTATCCCGTGAAGGCACCTGCTCCGGTATAACCAGTGTAGCCTGTTTGTCCAGTGTATCCAGTATAACCAGTATATCCAGTTCTACCGGTAGGACCTTGCGGACCAACCGCACCAGTATAACCCGTATATCCTGTAAATCCGGTATATCCAGTAAATGCTCCAGCTCCCGTGTACCCAGTATAACCTGTTGTACCAAGAGGCCCCGTGTAACCTGTATATCCAGTATAACCGGTTGAACCAATTGTTCCGGTATAACCAGTATAACCCGTATAACCAGTAAAACCCTTAAAGCAAAGCTTCTTGAGAATTACATTTAGGCTATCTGTACAAGTAAAGCATTCGGTATCCCCACCATCGTATCGGATCTCAGAGGATTTAGAAGGCTTTCCAACAGTGTTACATGAAGCCTTGTTATATTTTGGCAATTCGTTCATTACTTAACTTTTGCTATTGCTTCTACATATTTAGAAGATGCAAAGAGTTTACTCACCCCCACAATCTTTGCCCCAATGGGAGATCTGTTTATCCAGGCACCTTTGAAAAAGAGAACCTTGTTTTGAGGAGTTGCTCCTGCATTGTGAAAGATTGGCTTTTTTTGGTATGTCTCTAATGAATCGGTTGCCCAGCTAAAGTCCAGAAAGGGTGTCACTTGGGTCTTTTTGCCCCTTTTCCAGAGGCTAAAGTTTACAGCCCACATATCAGCACACCAGCTTTGGAACCCTTGGCTTTCTGAGGCAAATGTTTTTTGGTTTATATCTACCATCAAGTATTTTCGTATTTCTAAACACATCCTTTCAACATCCTCCCAAAATGATGCATCTATGTCTTTGAGGATGTACTGAGCGCCACCAGTATTTCGATCATAGGATTTGATCACCTCTGGATCGATCTCTCCTATTTCAGCAAGCTTATTTACAACAGTTCCTTCTGGAATAGCCCCTTGTTTTTCTTTCTGGGTCAAATATGTATAATCAAGATAGCTGCTAGTATCAGACTGCCAGTTAATATCTCCTTGACACAGATAATCAAAGTCGGGGAGATAGTTAAACAGAATATCAGAATCATGGTAGAAGATCACTTTTCCTTTCAATTCTTCTGCCCGTCCTTTAAAGTGCATTTTTAGGATATGAGGCCGAAGTTGAGGGATATAAAGATTGAAATCAACACCCTCATCCTTATAAAAGAAAAACTTCACTTCACGATATTTTCCTACAAGTTTTTTCCAACCCGGATCAAGTCCTGTCTGAGGATACCATACAAGGATGTGCATCTTATCAGAAAGGTTATGTTCTCTAAAGTTGGTAATAAGAACTTCGCATTGCCATTGAAAATACAGATCGTGTGGTTGGGCACATATAAACAACATATTATTTCTCATATTACAATTTTTGAAATGAAAAGAGCTGGGCTACATTTGTATCCAGCTCCTGTACCAAAATATAGAAGAACTTATTGAAAAAAGTTGCTATCGTATATCTTAAGTTGGTTTTTCGGTACAGGAGTTATGACCCTATCTCCATGGTCTACGGAGTGCCTTTTATAGTTTCCAAAGTTTTCCGAGTTGTAAGGATCTCCAGATGTTTTAAAGGTCGGTATCTCCTGAGACCAGTCATAGATCAGTGTTGGTGCACCTTCCGGATCAACATATAGATTTCCTTCGTTTACCAAAGGTTGAAACCATTGGTGATGCTGCTCAGTTGTAGCATCAGAAAATCCATACTTCAAAAGATGCTCTTTTTGTACGAATATGGAAGGCTCTAGCACATTTTCAACCAGGCTCAGTTTTCCTGCTGCATAGTAGTAAGATCTCTGAGGTTTATATGCCAGCTTCCCCCCTTTCAAATAACCCTTTACCCCTTCAGACAGATGAGTCGGTAAAAACATATCATCGTCATCTGCAAAATTTACAATCTCTACATCCTCCGGGATGAACGTCACTGCATCGTTATAGATCTGACCGAGGTTCTCGTAAGATCTACCCGTCTTTAAATTTGTGTAGTTGTTTACCAGCAGTATGTTACTTGGAAGACCTGCTGCCAGAGTTTGTTGTACCTCTGAGTTGTTATAGATAAGATGGACAAAATCTTGATGATCCTGTTCCATAAAAAATCTCACTAATCTCTCTATGCATTTATGTCTTCCACAAGTTGCTGTTATTACACAAACTTTCATTATGGGGTGGTTGTAGTGGTCGTTGTTGAAGTTGTACCCGCAGTGGTTTCTGAGAAGGTAACTACAACATCGGATTGGCTGGTTATTCCTGAAACGGTTAAGATTAAAGAAGACAGTGTAAATAACGCATTGTGCACAACACTTCCGTTCACTTTAACCTCAACCCATGGATTGGGAGGAGAAGGCTGGATAGTAGTCGGAGCAATAATGGTTATCTTAGAACTGTTGCTTGTCCCAGAATATGAGTAGGAAGCAGTTTGGCCAGGGCCAGTGGTGCTATCTACGACATAGTCGATAAGAGACACGCTATCAGTAAAATATATTGGAAAAGGAGCAGTATTTGCTGAGTTATTTACAATTGTGAAATCATTCGGTGCTACAGTGGTAGTAGTCGTAGTGGTTGTAGTCGGTGCCGCTGTTGTTGTAGTGGTCGTTGACGGGGGACAAACATAGTCTGCAGCAACCAGTATTGCGAGAGAGGTTGAAACAGAGTTTTCCAGGGCACAGAAGATATTGGAGGTTTCACCAGAATTCAGGGTGATAGGACCTACAGGATTACCATCACAATCCACATAACTATACGTCGAAGAAGAACCAGTGGTATTCATGACGGAATACCCGGTACATGTACCAATCGTGTGAATACAGTCTTGAACCAGAGAGCAAAGCAGCTCTTTGTAGTGCAGCTTGATATAGTTCAACAGAGCCTCTATGTCAATAGAGGGTACCATATAAACAACTCCTGCAATTGTGGTTGGGGTAATTGTAATTATCCCATCCGTTCCAGGAGCCACCTGATCCTCAAGATAATCTTTAGGGTCTGAGCTATCCACTTTCACTTTGCCATCCCCAACATTGTTCAGATCAACCATCAAACCCATGGATGTAACAGCTGCGATATTGTCCGGATCAGGGTCCAGGATAAGATCATAGCTAGGAGAGTGACCATTTGTACCCCCACTTGTTCCAGCAATGGCATCAGTACTGTTGGCAGTAAAGGCGGTTTCTGAAAACGTAAAGCTGTCCAGGAGCGCAAGGATATCATCCAGGAACATCCCAGACGTGGCACCAATATTATCCAGATCTTCTCCGGTATATTGAACACATGCCGCATCCACTGTGCCATGAGGGCATTCACAGGACGTTTCGCTGTTCTGTGAGCAAGGGTAACAGGTTGTTGTAGTGGTTAAGCAGCTACTCATATTTAGTGTTTTTCTTCGATGTGTACCAAAAATGTCTTGACTGAGTCAGTATAATTATCAATCCTCACTGTCACTCTGCCTCTATCCGGATTATAAACTTCATGTTTCCAACCAAGGAAATGCGGCGGAAGAACCACCGTTTCCTCCTTTATGACGAGGGGATCAGGATTTACTTCTTTTACGGGCCTAGTACAGGAGAAGAAGGATAACAATAATATCAGATACAAGTATTTCATAATCAATATTTTAGCACGGTCCATTATCAGTTATAGATGCAGATCCGCTTGTAATGTTCAGAGAACCTTCGATACAACAGATATTCTGACTTGCTCCACCATTAAGGGTTGTCGACAACGGTGTAGAATCCGGGCAATCCAGCCATTCAATACTTACGTTAGGTGTTGCCTGTACTAAGTATGTATGACAGCTAACCGGGGCTCCAGTCGTTGTAGTTGTAGTACTAGAGCTTGTGGTAGTTGTTGTTGTGCCAGGAGCTGCTGTAGTGGTCGTAGTTGTCGTTGCTGGAGCAGCAGTGGTTGTTGTTGTCGTTGTTGTCGGAGCTGCAGTTGTTGTAGTTGTAGTCGTTGTCGGAGCACCGGTTGTTGTTGTCGTCGTACTAGAACTTGTTGTAGTTGTAGTAGTAGGAGCAGCAGTCGTTGTAGTGGTCGTAGTACTGGATGTACTTGTTGTAGTGGTAGTACTGGTTGTCGTAGTAGTACCGCTATGAGGAATACAATCTGAAATTATACTGCAGAACAATTCCTTGTATACAGCAAACTGTTCGAGAAGGGTTTCGTAATTAATAGACGGAACAAACTGAATTTTCCCAGAGGCTTTTGTCGGAGTTACTGTTAGCAACACAAGGCCATCATCTGCAATACCAACTTGATTTTCTAAATAGTCCCGAGTATCTGCAGCATTTACTTTTACCTTGCCATCCCCACCAGTATCAGCTGGAACAAATAAACCATTGCTGGTAATTGATGCAGCATTATTGGCAGATGGGTTTAACCTAAGATAGTATTTTGGGGAATGTCCAAGAATGCCTCCTCCTACTGCATATATGCTATTGGTGGAGTTTGCAGAAAAGGGAGTTTCCCCAAAGTCCAAAAGGTTGAGTTTCTGGAGTATTTCTGTAAGATAATCCCCAGTTTCCGTATCAATATTTGGGAGTTCAATTCCTGTGTACTGAACACAGTCAGTATCAAATATGATAGGACATCCGTCAAAGCATATAGAGGTTTTGGCCATTTATTACGGTGCTGGATATGATCCACATTCGGTTTCGTTAGGAGGGAAGTACATCGTAGATCCTTGACCCATTACATTCAGATATACTGAAGAGAATAGATCCTCCGGAACACGGAAGTAGAGATATATCCTTGTTTTTTTACTATCATTTGTTTGAGCTACACCCATAAACTTGAAGAGTGCCTGGTCTGTAATGTACAGATTGAGCGTTGCTACGGGGGTTGCTGTTCCAGGATTTGTACCAGTAACAACAAGTGTATCCATAGTGAATGTAACATCCCCAACAGTTACTCCCTTATAAGAGGTATTGCTTTCATCCATGGGTGAGCCAGAGTTGGCATCATTATCCACGATAATGTAGAAATAGCCACACTTATACGAAGTAGGGGTTGGAAGATTCCCGCAAGTAGATGTAACCTCAATACTGCCATCAGTAATCATTGATGTGATTACTGTTCCAGCAGGTAGGATCACAGTTTCTCCGGGGTGTAGTGTTACTGATTTAGATGCCATAGTTTATAGTTTATGCAGGTGCTCCTGTAGTTGTTGTAGTTGTAGAAGATGAGCTGGTTGTAGTGGTTGTGCTTGAAGCCTCAACTACAACTGAGCTGGTTGTACTTTCGTAGATCAGGACTGCAGTAGATCCATCAGAACCAGTTGCAGTGATTTCACAGAAGGCACATTGTGCAGCAGTCATTTTCTTGCTCAGGCACTTCTCACAAGTAACACTGCCATCACCCATTATTGCAGTGATTTCGATTGTCAGCGGACCACTTGTATCCAGGCCAGAGATTGCAATTTCATCAGTCAGGTTATTGGAAATCGTAATAGTAAAGTCTTCTACGTTTCCGTTCTGGTCTGTGATGGTACCAGTGCTTCCCTGATCGGTAAATCCGACAGGAATAGAAGTTCCTGCGCCAGAAGTGAACTTGAGAATAATTCCACTTGCATCATCATTGTATGCAGCAGAGAATCCAAGTTTAACATCAGAGCAATCAGTTTTACAACAAGTATCTTCAATTGTGACAACCCTATCACGAATATCACAGAATGCAATCCAGAGATTGGCAAAGGATTGTGCAAGGTTTTGAGGAGATACTGTCCATCCTGGAGTAGATCCAAGGTCAGTATTCAAGCCGGAACACTGTCTTGCGATTGCAAGATTTATTTCAGTGGTAAGTCCCACAGCTGTCCTTAACTGGCAAAAAGCCTGGTCAAGTACATCCCATGCATCATCTATTGATTTTGTTCCTACAAACAAGCAGTCTGAAGTAACATCTGGAATATTTGTGCTGAGGTTATTGATTTGTACCTGGAGATCGTCAGCTTGCACCTGTAAGTTAGAAATGTCATCCTGCATAGACGATACGTCTAGGAGGATCTGACAAACCTGATTAGCAATGCGTTTCGTGTAAGAACTGTGCGGGAGCTCAGTGATAAGGTCTCCATCGGCATCAGTGTATTGAAAGCAGCTAGCCAGAAGAATAATCGGATCAGACCCGCTTCCCGACGCTAATTCAAGGTTATCCAAAACATCCTGGATAGTACATACCTTATTGATAATAAGCTGCAGAACGGTCTTTAATGTCTTTTCTGGTTCAGGGCAGCTTATACATAAGTCAAATATGCACTTCAGGTCAAGGTCTGTGAGATCCAAAGAGTCTTTGATAGCGCACACCTCATCCGCTACTAACTTGATGGTCGTAGATATAGTCTGACCCTTCTCGATTCCGAGACAGGTCAGATCTTCCCCTTGCCAGATAACGCAGTTAGAGGTAGACTCGTTTCCGCACGGAGATTGTGAAGATGAATTAGATTTTATCACAGGGTGTTAATTTTTTCAACAAGGTTAGAAATATTACAAACCTTTTGAGTTTCTACGGCAAACTCCGGGATACAGCCAGACTTACTCATTTCAAGAAGGGCTGGGTCTACCAAAAGATTGTTTCTGTAAGTATTTGAAGTGTAGAGACTCAGGTCCAAACTTTCGTTGTACTCCATAAGTTCCTTTAAATCAGACAGTTCTGTGACTGTATAAAGGTTCTTACAGGAGCTTATTCCGAATCTTATCTTGTTATACTCAGAAAATACCTTATCAGCAAACAGACATTTTATCTTCTGAAGCTGGCAGACAAAATTGTTATCTAAGCTATCGTAGCAGTTTTTCAAGGATGGAAGTGTCTGATTTTCAAGTAAGTAGGTTTCTCCTGAACCTTTTTAGCCTGTTGAGGCTTTTTGGGTCCTTTTTCGTATTGCTCTAAGCACTTAGTGCAGCACTGGTTCCCATCGCTTGCAGTTCTTAATTTGCAGCTACAGCTTAAAGATGTTCCACAGTTAGGGCATATTGCGCTCATATTAACAAACTTTACATTTTTCCAAAGAGAATCGATCCAGTTGCTTCCTGGCAAAATTATGAAGGGCAATTCCCTCATTTGGGGCCTTGCACCACTCAACTTTTGCCTTAGCAGCATCAATATAGCTTTTAATGATGCTCAGCTCCTTTCTTTTGGCATCTGTGTCTACATCCAGGGTATCACAAGGGTAAAATTTGAGCGTACACAGAGCCTTGTAATAGTCTCTGAGAAGGCATACCTGTCTGAGGTGATTATACTCCACCCAATCCTGGGTAGATCCCTGTATCGCAGTAAGGCGAATTATGTAGATCCCATCTGGCAGATTTCCCATTTCCAGAGGGTCAGTTGCGGAAGTTACCCCAAGATTTGAGGCATTGTAGATATTATCAAATCCTGCAGTTACAGGAAGGGTCACTGATTCGGTATATCCAGGTACCAAAATATCCAGATTTCGGCTCGCAACTGTCAGGGTAGAATCCCAAATAGAGGTATCAAATACCCGTATGACTTTGCCGTTGGATATGCTTGGGACCTCCAAAGAGATATCATGAGCCATAGATAGAGATTTTCAATATAATATACGGCTTAAAAAGGATTTCTCCAAAAAAAGAAGTCGTCTCCCAATGCGGGGGACGACTTCTTATTATGCCAATGAAAGATTAGATTAGAGAGTCTCCAGAGCTACACCTGTTCCAGCAGTTGTCAGATAAGCATTCATCCAGCTTTCAAAGGTAGAAGCATTGACCCCTTGCTCAACAAACACCTTGTACAGGAAGCGGTCTTGTCCGATTGTACCGGAAGGACCAATACCAGTTGGGATTGTGTGAGTGATCACGTAGATGACATACTTCGATTTGCGGTTGATAGCATCCAGGTACGGATAGCTAAGAACTTCACGAAGCCTTGTGTCACCATTGAACCAATCTTGGGAGTAGCTTGCGCTAACCAGGAGTTCGCGGAGAGCGAATTCGCCAAGACCTTCGGGGATTACCGGCTGTTGAACCTCGGTTACAGGGAGGGACTGGAATGTGCAAGATTCACCGAACATGTTAACAAAGCTAACGATGATCTTAATCGGCTCAGTCTCAACGTGATCCATCGGATCGAAGCTAGCGTTGGAGAACTGATCAGTGATTTCGGTGGATTTCTTAGCAACGATACGCAGACCTACACACTGATCGGTATCTTCTGCAGGAGCGCAGCAGGGGCACTCATCCCAAGCAACACCGTTATAGGATTGAGGGAAAGTGAACACTGCGGAATCCAGACCTTCACAAACCAGGTCGACTTCATTGTCGGACAGGATTGTAGCTTGGATTGTTTCAGTGCAACCTACATAGCTTGTACCAGCTTCAGTAGTAGTGGTAGTAGTTGTGTGGCTAGTAGTAGTGGTTGTGGTCGAAGTGGTAGTAGTGGTTGTTGTGCAATCACCATCGCCGACAACGATAGAACCAGATACAAATTTGTCATCACCAGAGTAAGCGGTGCGAACATCGCTCAGGTTAGAGCTACCATCTGATTTCAGAGGCAGGGTAAGACAAATTACTTTTTCAGCCTTATAAGAAACGTTGTACAGTGTCCATGCCAGTGTACCGCAGCTCAGAGAGATGCTGGACGGAGCAACAGCACTGTTTACAACTTTTACTTCATAGGTGCTTGTACCGCCGCTACGCTCGATCAGTTTCACGTCAGCGTTGTGTGACAGAACTTCGGAGATAGCACGGATATTGCCTTCGTCGCAAACACTACCGCGATAGGTGTAAACTTTCAGGCCGTTTACACTGGTTTGACCTTGTGTAACAACCTTTACTTCTTTCAGGAATTTTGCAATCTCAGGATCGGCTACGATCTGTTCTGCAAATTTCTCAAATACAACTTTCGGATCAGCTGTTTCAGCACAAGCTACATCCGGACAATCTGTAGAAGGACAGCCAGTATAAACACCGAATGTACGGTACAGGTTACGAGTGTAGGTACGGAGAACAGGAGAACCTTTAACTTCTACACGCAGGTAGTAAGTTTTGTCTTTGTCGAAAGAAGGACAGGCACAATCAGCACTTCCGTTATAACCAATTTGCATAACGTGCGGTTTTTCATCGCGCGGTACAAATTTGGTGAAGCGTGTAATGAAACGACCGTTGATAGGACGAGACTTTACAGACTCTTGATAACCTCCGTGGAATTTGCCAAGTTTGTCATTCTGGTACAGGGAACCCTGTGTCAGAACAACTAAGGGGTGTGTTGCCACATCTGCGCTTGCGACGGAGATGAGATCCCATGTTTTTGCATCAGCAAAGCCAATCTGACCAGGGATAAGGTCAGAAGTCGTACCGCTCTGGAGGATAGCACCTGCCAGGTTTACGAACGCTTTGTGAAAGTGATTAGAAAAATACATAGTGTTTATGTGTTTGGGTTAAAAAAACTCTTCTTTGCTATACTATAATATACGAAATTTTAATTGTTTTCTTCAATTCCTTGCTTTTCTCTTGAAAAATTATTATAGTCGTTGATATCTGCAGCTGCTATTTTTACAGCTTCGTCTATGATAAGCTCAACGATATCATCTTTGAACTCCAGTGTTTGCTCTGATCCCACTTTATCGTTCCAGTCTCGACAACCTTCGAAAACAATTTGTCTTGGAGCACGATAGTAAGTCAGGTGGCAATCAACAATATTGAACTCTCCATTGGTGTAGATCCTGGCCTTATTTCCAATAAGTGTGGCAAAGGTTTCTGCCCACTTAAAGGAAGGTTTCAGAAGGTAGTCGATCAACAGATCATCTACGTTCGCCTCTTCGACCAAGGCTACATTAATCTTCCGTCTTTCATCACAGTCTTTTGTCTTTGCCCAGACAGTTATTCGCTTGAATTTCAAGTAGTTATCTGGCAAAGATTCTGTTTCAAAGTAGGTATCATTCCGAGAACCTTTCAGCTCTTTCTGAGTAAGAAGGATCTGCAGGTCATCAATTCTTGTTATGGATTGTTCATCTCCTTCCTTGTAGATATTTCCACCATGAAGGTTCCTTCTTACCCAAGCGTTCTGTCCTTTATTGACAAGTTCAGCTTCTTGCCAGCACTCTAGGTTAGTAAAGTCATTGCTGGCAAGCTTATTTAGTCGCTGCTTAAACTTGAGTCGTACGAGATTATTATCCATGTTACCTACTCCAAATAGGATCGATCTGATTTTGAATATCTTCCAGTTCCATCTGGTTCACCGGCTGCCTGAGGAATTCAACTACCTCTTCGAGGTTTCCACCAAGCATGCTGTTGGTTGTCCTGTTGTAGATCTTGTTATCACCTTTTGTGATGATCTTCTTCAAAAATGCTGCTTCCAGAACATATGCCCGTATAATAAGAGCATCGTTGTCTTTCTGAAGCATTGTCAGGAACTTTTGAGGAGCTTTCTTCTTATCCTGCTCAATCCCAACACCTTCAATGAAGGAGCTAAGATCGCTGTACCAGATATCTATCGGATCAGTCTTTTTATACTGATTTGCGATAGGCAGAAGATTCTTTGCTAACCAGAACAGTTTCTGGGGTTCTTCCAGTTTTATTTTAAAGAGCTCGAAAATTGCGTTGTCTCTGAGCTGTTTCACTTTAGATTCCTGAACACGAGTGTCTTTACGACGTTCGATATAGAATTTGGGGTGATTTGCGGAATTCTTTGCGTTGTCATAAGATGTTGCAACATCATCGAATCCGCCAGCTTCGGCAGCAATGATAATCAGGAGCTGATGGGGATCTGAGGGATCAAGTACTTTACCATCATTCCCAATAACAAAGTTCACATTAGCCCAGTAATCAGTACGGTGTGGGGAAAGTACCGTCTTAGACCAGAAGGAAGGATCGTCTACGTCAAGGTCATTTCCGTAGAGTTCTTTTTCCAAAGCAGAAACCGTTTCACGAATTACTTTGATTTTTGCTTTCCTTTCCTTTTCAGGAAGACGTTTTACTTCTTCTGCGAACTCATCCAGACCAGTGATATAGCGAGTGACACCATTGATAATGGTACATCGCAATTGCTGTTCATGCATGGTTCCTTCAAAGAGCACTTGTCCGTACTTTTCAAGACCCATATTTTGAACCGGGTTTTCCGGGTTAATGTAGGGCTTGATAACAATGTCCGTGGACTTGTATTGCCGAAATTCATCTACCAGATTTGAATAAGCTGGCACTTCGGTCTTTGTTTTAGTTGATACTGCCATATGATTGGTTTAGTTATTCTCTCTAAGAAGGTGGAGGGGGTCATGAACCCCCTGCCATCCAATATGGTTCCACCTTGGGTGATTACTTCGCTGTACCGAAGGCCAGACCAGTAATCGGGTTTCTCATTACGATCTTCAGCACCTTAGTGGGGTCTTTTACCCAGATGCTAGGCATGGTTTGACGCATGTAAACAGCGTAACCAGATACCTTGGGATTACCTTTGAAGCCTTGCAGCTGACGAGCCATGTAGGACATATCACCTTCTTCAACAAACCAGATAAGACCTTTGTCGTAAGTGGAGTGTTTCAGCAGGTAAATGTTATCGTTCATGTTCTCAGTCACATCAAAGATGATGAAGCTGTAAGAGCTCAGGCGATAACCGTCGATGATGGGGTTGTCGATATCGTTATCGTGTACCGGATCAAGCGCAGGGTTAAGAACGAACTTAACGTTTGCGATGAACGGAATCACGAAGGAAGTGAACGCGAAGCCGAAGCCCAGATCCATTCCTTTGCTTGTAATAGCACCGATATCGGATGCGTTAACCACAAAGCCGTGTGCGAATGCATATTTTGCTATTGCTTCAGTGGCCAGTTTCATACCTCCCAGACCTGTCTGAACAACGATGTTACGTTGCGGATCAGGACCTACGAAGTTCTCTTTACCATTGAAGAAGTTGAACAGCTCACTGCGGAACAGATCCAGGTTGAACTGGGATTTGTTATAAACCCGACGGTAAGAGCTATCCAGTTGTTGCCACAGACCTACAGAGAGACGAATATCGTCTGCACCTTCGCGAATGCGACCACCAGTACCCCACATCAAATAAGTTTCGATGTCACGGGTAATTTTGCTGATGTGAGCAGCTTCCATTGCAGGCAGCCAACCACGCAGCAGGGTACCATTACTCATAGAGCGTTTGACATAGTCTTCACCCATCTTGTTTACCATACCGTCCAGTGTGGTAATTGTCGGGTCCAGACCTGGGTCAAAACTACGCCAGATTTCAGTGATCTTCAGACCACCATTAGCCTGTACACCATTCTTTTCGATCAGTGCAGCGCGGCTAGAAACGGAGTAGTGAGAGTGTGCTTCAGCACCACCTACATAGTTGTAGTACTCACGATACCCTGAACTGATTACACCCAGGTCATCGTAGCTACGACCGTGCTCACCCCTTGCGGAAGTTTTACGGAAGATCTTTGTAGATGTTTTGAGGTACTTTTTGTCCAGGAAGCGGAAGTTGTCATTGTTCACCAGCTGAACGGTATAAGCCCAACCGTCGCCATGGGGTTCAATTTTAGCAACTTCTTCAGGGACAACATACAGCTCTGGTCCGGAATACTTTGAGAAACCAAGTACCGAACCGTAGCCATAAGCACGACGATTCAACTTGATTCGGAAAGTGGTACCATCCAGACCGGGTTTGTCGTTATCAGAAATATCCTCTACAATAAAGGGGATATCCTGAGCGGTGGGAATCTGCCATTTGTACTGACCTTTGGGGTCGGTAACAGAAATAACGTTCCTACCTTTGAAAGAAGCCATCTGATACAGAGGGGCTTCTACTTTCTGGGTCATTGCCCAGAGGTCAACCACACCGAGGTCGGTAGGTTGCTCTTGCTTAACAAGGTTAAGCAGGTGGTAGCTATCGACGTGACTGTCCACTTTGAAGGACGTGTCGCGTACAAATAGGCCATTGTTTAGTACGGGGGTGTTAGCCATTGTTTATGATTGTTTTGTTTTACTACTTTTTTAAACCTGATAAGAAACCAGGTGTGGGTTTAGGAATACTCTTTCTTTTCCTTTCTCCATCCGCATTCGGTTCAGGTACGGTAGAGGTTGCCGTCTTCTTTCCTTGTTCTGTCTTGAGAACTCGAACGGTCTCAGAGACAACAGCATTCTTCAGATTTTTGGCAACGGCTTCTTTAAATCCTTTCGGATCTCTGAGAAGCCAAAGTGCTTCGTACATCAATTCAAAATTCGGTTCGATGTACTGATATTTTTCCAACAGGTGTCCTAGCTCATTTGTTGTAGCGCCTCTTCGGGTCTGGTAGCTTGCCTGAGTGAGACCGGCCCATAACGCGCTTTGAGTTTTCTTATCCAGTTGAAGGTCTCCGAGTTTTCCCGAAATGATCGCCTCTTGAGCATTCTCAAGATAGGTTTGCATTTCCTGTTCCTGGATGGCGCGGGTTCTTTCCTGGCGGGTCAGCTGTTGTTTTATGACCTCTTCGTGCATCTTTTCCAGCTTGGGTTTATACTTGTTGGCAAGTTTCTCAACTTCGCTATCCCCAAGCTCTTTAATTCGATCCACTTCTTCCGAGATCTCATCTTCTGAACCCCAATCAATAGCTCGATAGTATTCACGAATAATAGATTCCCGGTCCTTTAATTGTTTGGTATCCAGTGACCTTATCTCCTCAGTGGCAGCAAGAGCCTTGAACAAACCTTTAAGGTCTGTTCCCCCATCGGCTACATATTTTGCAGCGTATTGGATTTCCTGTGGAAGTGATTCAAAGAACTCGTTTATTTCTGTATTCAGAGCTTCCTTCTTGTGATGTTCGATATTAGCTTTCAGGAGCTCCTTCAGATCTTCGTTGCTATAATTTGACAGAGGCTTGTCCTCATCAAATGGGAATAAAATATCTTCTTTTGTCAGCTCTTCCAAGACAGACACGAAGTTTGCAGGCTGAACTCCCTTTTTACTGGGATCTTCGTCATCATCGTTTTCATCAGGTCGATCAAGAACTGAATCGATGTCTGTGATGGGAACATCTTTCTTTTTTGGGTCAATTACGGTTTCGTCTTTTTTAGGAGGCTCAACTTTTGCAGGTTCGACCTTTGGAGGATCAGTTGAAATTGGGCCGTCTAAAACAGGATTCGACTTGTCGATATCCTTCATAAGCCCAACTGATTCAGTCTTTTCGACCGGTTTTTCAAACTCGCTAATAATTGAATCAAATGTTACATCTTTGATAGATGTTGAGATGTTTTCAGCCATGGTGGTTTTATTTTATTCCTCATTTATAATATATGATTAACTAACTGAAAAACAACATTTTCAAGTTGCTTCAGTAGTGAAAATATTCAGTATATGGCTATTTCTTCTTCTTCTTTGCTGCTTCTCTTGCTTTTTTGATCTTTTCCAACTCAGCGTTGGTCTTGTTTTCACGAGCAATAGCCAGCTGCTTATCTGCAACATCCCGTTGGGTTTGCATTTTTTCACGATCCATTTGCATCTTATCCATGGCCATGGACATCTTATTGCTTTCCTGTTCGCGCTTGAAACCCATGGTGTCAGCATATTCCTGCTGGCCACGGATAGCATCAAGCCTATCCAGGTATTCATCTTGGCCATTATCGGTAGAATCGGGGAACCCTGCAGCACGAATCTCGGCTTCAGCCAGACGGGCTTGCCTATCTTTCTCATTTTCAGAGGCTTCGAAGGCCTGAGTTGCCTGGAGCCTACGGTCTTCCGCTTCAGACATTTGTTTTTCCAGATCAGCCTTGTACTGTTCAGCCTGTTGCTGAGATCTCTGGAACTTGACTTCGCTCTCTTTGAGGGCATCCAGAATCTCGGAGGGTGTATCCAAGGCGAAGATTCGACCCAGGTCGTAGATAGAAGCTCCAGTGGTGTTGTTCTCAATAGCCAGTTGCTCAAGTTTCTTTTTGAGCTCCTTCCTTTCGAAACTGGTTGTACAGTATACGTCTATGTCGCGAGGAAGAAGGTCCATGCTGTCCGGAAGTTCAAAGATGATATCTTCATCCTTATCGTTCCTGTACGACAGGGTTACGGATTTCTTATTCTGAGATTGATAGAACTGAGCTGCACTCAGCATAAGTTCCCATACACGCGGCATCAGGAAATCAGAGTGTTGAGTAAAGTACTTTTCTGTCTGAGCATAAGAATTGCTAACGGCAGTCTGTGTACCAGTAGCTGTCTGCTGGGAGTTTACAGTTCCCATACGTTCAGCAGTAATTCCGATAGAAGCAAGTGCCTGATTACGGAAATAGTCTGCCAGCTGAACTTTACCAAGTAATCTCTCGGTCTGGGAGGCATCGAGTTTCTGGAAGTTGTTAAAGTGTGTAGAAGTTTCTGTGTTTGCAAGGCTTGTATCCAACGGTAAGATCTGGAAGTTCTTCATTGCAACATAAGCCTTGGCCAGGTTGTTCTTGCCCCAACTCTCTCCAAGAGAGTGCTGCGGAAGCATATTCTGGTCAATTACGATTACCGTACCAAGCTCGTCAATCAGGATATCCGATATCTGGTTGTTCACCATGTTGAAAGATATCTGGAACGGTTTCATCCTGTCTACGAGGGACATTGAAACAGACGATCTGTCTGAGAAGATAATACCTTCAATGGGGAGAGGGGCTCCGTAAAGAGAGCTGTTGCTCTTGAATTGAAAGGTCAGTCTATCAGGTTTTTTCTTGTCGCCAATGCCGAGATAAATAGGATCTGGTCCGGTAACACTATTTTGAATAAGGGTTGTGGGAGAGTTTCTACCAATCTTGATTCCACCCCATACCTCATTGATCCAAATCCAGTCGAGGTGTTCACCAAATACAAGGTTGTCCTTGGTCTTTTCTGTGTAGAAAGTGGTGTCGTAAAGAGGTTTGTCAACTACAATGTAGTCTTCAGATACTATAGCCTGAGTTAATTGCCCAAACTCATCAATCTTTGTAAGGTGGGCAACTTTCTTTTGACTTTTCCAGTAACCAGTAGTAACCCTAAGCAGATGCCTATCGGCTAACGTACTGTTCTTTTCGTCCATGAGGAGATCGAAAAGACTATGGGAAGTTGTTCGTGGACCAAAGGCATCCTGGAAAGCCATCATCTTTTTGTACTGGAGAGAACCATTCCGAACATTTTCCTCATAGGATTTGGTTCTATCGTAGTAAGATCCATCATTTGGCATATCCAGAAGATGCGTAGCATTCCTGGCAGGGAAGATTGTTTCAAGAGATTTGATTTCATCTGCGGTCATCTTGTGTCCGTACAGATCAATGACATCCGCAACTGTGAGCAGCTCAATGTACCCCGCAAAGTTTCCTTCAGAGACGTAACGTTTTTGAGGAGACTTGTGGAAGAATACAGTACGAGGATCAAGAAGCCTGGGGATATAGTCATCTTCTAACATTACAATCTCCCAGAATTCCTCGTCTGTAATGAGAGAATCCCTAAATCCACGAGATTCCTGTTCGTCCATTCTGAATCTTTGCCTATCAGCATTGATTTGATGGGAAGCCCACTGTTCAATTACGCTTTTGTAGCTTTTCCGCATGAAGTTCTCTACCTCAGGAAGAGATTGAATAGCTTCCGGGGAAAATTGCTTTTGAACTTCTTCATCTTCCAGATCTGCCCCCATGGAAATTAGCTTTTGGACAATCTCTGTTTGGGCTTGCTGCACTAAGATCTGGTCTACAAGTTCTTTCTTTTTATCGAGCTTTTCGTTTCTGCTGATGTCATCCACTGCATAAGCTATTACTTTGTTGTTTCGCTTAAGGAATTCTCCAACAAGCAGGTCTACCACGTTGGGAATGATGGGGAAAAACTGTAATTCAGTCATTCCAATACCATCTCCTTCATGGGTAAGAGAGTCTATGAGATCTTTATTCTCATTTGTCTCATCGACAGCATAGTCGCTTTTGTCAATAATACCATTAGCCAATTGATAATTCTTAGTCAACCGCTTGTGTTTGAGCTGGATTTGCTGCATGCCCTGGAGTTCAAGCCAGTTCATGTTCCAAACTCTCCACTCATCCGTCTTTTCGCTGTACGGAATCATCTGGATTGGCTGTATCAATGCTGTGGCGGGAGAGGAGATAGAATAAGCACTATCTGCCTTATACCCTTGCAGTAATTGAAAACCTGATATTAGTTGCATGTAGTTGTAATTGTAAAGGCGTTATAGGTATTTGTCCCCCCTGTATTAGGGCTATACAAATAAGTCGGAGTGATGTATGTTGGGGGATAAGAAGGGGTCCAGGTTACGTCATAAGCTACTTCTTTCCTGAGAAGCGCAAATGCTTCCTGGAGAGTGATAGCCCCGGATTTGATCAGACGTTCTACAAGCTCAAGCTTTTGGGGGTCTGAAGACATTGCGTTAGGAACATGCCATGAGTAATAACCAGTAGAAGTTTGTACCATTATCGTATGTTTTTAAATGCTGAACGTTTGATGTTATACCCTTCAGCTGCAGGAGCTTGAGCCTGTCCAATATTGTGGAAGGCCCTCGGTATTAACTTATATAAATTTTTGGACTTTGTGAAATTTTCCTTATATTCTACGATCTTCTTATAGCCACGATTGGCCAATTGCAGGCTACGAAACGCTGCCATGGCTGCGAAAGCAACAAGACGGTCAACGTTGAGTCCGTCTCGATAAAGGAGCATTTCTTTCAGTAATACCACGTCAATGATCCTATCTATACCATAGTGGGTCTTTATTGCTGTCCCGTCAGCGAGGAATTCCTGGTCTCGGACCTCTTTACAGAATTCAATTGCGTATGACAGAAGGTGCCCGGAGAAGATGGTTCCTGTATTCTTCCAGCCAAACGATGTGTATACTGTCGTATTAGACTTGATCTCCTGAAGGAATACGATCTGATCCTTTGGTACCAGGTACTTCTGGCGATTCTTGAGGATCATATATTGGATGAACAGAGATACGTTGTTCTCCACCAAAGCCCATGCATTGTAGGCTTCAATCAGCAACGAAGCTATCTCGTGGGTATCGTTGATATCATCATACCTACCCGTCCAAGAAGCAACCATCTTATCTCCTTCTATGATGGATCGAGTTCCCTCCAAGGAGTGTTCAACTCTTTCCAATGGAGCCTTGTATATTTGAATACAAAACAGTGATTCTGAGGTAGTTGACTTACCTTCACCCACAGGGTCAATTGAAGCATAATAGGTTCCCCACTCTGGAGAATCCATGGGACGTTCATGCATAATTACACACCCTCGCTTATCTTCCGCTTTCTTATCTGTGGGAAAGTCCAGCGGAAACCTCCGGCTATCCTTGAATTTAGGCTTACCGTTCTCATCGCGGTAGATATCCAGGTATTCCAGAAAGACTTCTTTATTCTCCAGCTCAGCAATCCTTTTCTGTACGAGGTGCACAGGGAAGATAGCTTCTGTACGAAAATCAAAGGCTTCTTTGATATTGATTGGGTGTTGGGATACCTCATACTGATATTTCTCAGGAGTGTATTCCTTCTTCCAGATCTTGCGTTGTTCAAAGATCTTTTCCAGGGCAAGCTCTACGAGAGAGTTGCCATACTCATCAATACAGGGTGGCATGGACCACTGTTCAGGGATAAACATTCCTGTCTCGCCCTCGCTCCAGTTCTCATCCATGAGGTTATGCTTCACAGACAGGAAGTCTGATCCAGGACGCATAATCATTTCCTTAAGCGGATCACACTTGTCAAGCTCACCCACGGAACCAGCTATAATAAAAACTCCGGTAGTTATCATACCGGATTTCATGGCAGGCTTCATGTAGAAGAATGTCTTATCTGCCTTTGGAGCAATACCACCTTCCTCGTGGAAGAAGTAAGTACAGGGACCACCTACGCCAGCTGAGGCATCCTTTTCAAAGGACGTACCTGAGAAAAGAGATTTATTACCCTGAAAGCTCTTACGGCCATCTGCAGTAGTAACTTCCACACGCTGCTGCCAGTTAAGTACCTTGTCAGGAGTACATGCGCGGTACCACGCAGTATGTTTATTCAGGAAGTCACGGTATTCAGTAAGGAATCTCCACGAACCTTTAAGGTTAATGTAATCCTCACGAGAAGCACCCACTTTCAAGACTGCCCCTCTTTCAAACCAGAAAGCATTTAAAAGCTTTGCCATATGGAAGTACGACGAAGCTATCTGACGTTTCTTTAGGATGGGGCAGTGCTTGTAGTGGAGTTCTGCACGGAGTTCGTATAATGCTAAGTGATACTGAGCATCCCGAACCTTTGCAAATCCAAATGTACCTTCCTCCTTGTCGTAGATGGGCAGGAAGTTAAGCCACATATAATAATCCCTGGTTATATACCAGGTCTTATCTCCATTTTTGAAAATTGCACCTCTGGTACACTTTATCTTTTCTCCATCCCAGTACTTTACAAAGTCTTTGCTTTTGAACGGAGCGTTACAATAAATTTTGTATTTGGCAAACAGTGTTCCCTGTTCATTGAATTTGTAAGAAGTCTCATCAAACTCATACTTTCCAGGCTCTTTGAATAAAGAATCTGAGAAATCCCGGAACTCTTCAAGATTTTGGAAAGTAGTTTCTCCCCAAGAATCATCTTGGGAATCATAGGTGGGAACAGCTAATGGGAACTTGTAGAGCATTAATCTTCATTTTCTTGGTCGTAACTTTGGAAGGCCCCACCTCTAACTCTAGATTTCTGCAGATCTTCTTCTGCCATTTTTTCAAGCAGTCTGAATTGGGAATAGGATTTACCTACGTTGTTCATCTGGGCCTGGAGCTGGGCATAGTTTCCGTCCCTACCAGTTTCTACCTGGGCAGTACGTGCAAACTTACCGAGGGTCTCCATCAGGACTTTATTGTCAAGATAGTAACGATATCCAGGTGTCATATAGAAACTCTCAAGCTTCTTTCTGGCATTCAGCATTACTTCATCCTCGGGAGAATATTCTCCAGGAAAGTCCGAAAAGATTACTTCTTCTTTGATACTCTCCTCAATCTGGTTGTATGGACCAAATGGATCGCAGAGATGCCTCAGAAAAAGAAGTGCTGGCTTCGGGTCCTCATACGCCTCGTAGACAGCCTTTAACTCAGGTATGGATAGGATATGCTCATTTATGATTAACACACCCTCTTGAATATCAAATATTTGTGGTAACATCCTTTCCCTGTTTAATCAGTTCAGTTAAGTCCATGGTCAGCTTTTTGACAAGGACATTTATCAAATATGCCTGGGTAGAAGTATCGATTTCAATTATTGCGCTACCCTGCTCCAGATAAATTTTCTTCCCCTCTTTGTCTCCATATATTCGTAAGTTCTTGTCTGAATCTGAAACGTCACGTATGTCGCACCAAAAGATGCGATCAAATAGTAATGAACTCATCTATATCGATTTTTAAAATGCGTTATGAGGCGATGCACATCATCTTGCAGATCGGGGAGCTCGTAAGGTGTAATATTAGAAACCTCTTCGGTTTCGTCAAACTGGATATGCAATAGCTCCAGCTTTCCTACTTTCAGAAGAGGGTTGTTCTTACGGATGATATACGCATAGATATTGAGCTGCAGGGCATAGTGCCAATAGTTGGAATTGGGAATCCCTGTAATAGGATCAAGCATTCTTTCTTCAATGCCTTCCCAGTTTACAAAGCCATGCTCTTTGATCTCTTTGTTGGTCTTGTAGTCCTTGATATGGATCAGCCCATTGGAGATCATGACATAGTCTGCTTGGCCACAGATGTGTGCGGAGTTCAGGAGTACCAGGAGTTCTGGATATACACCATCCTGAAGCTTTTGAGGAGGGGAGATTTTGTTTCCGGCTTCGTCTATGACGGGATGACAAATAGGGAGGGCATTTCCGTCCAGACCGATTGTTTCACAGGACAAGAGATCCTGCTCGCGCTGCTTGTGGAATTTTACGCCGCGATTTACAGCCTTTTCATTTTCAGCTTTCCATTTCAGCTTTACATCTTCAACAGAAAGATTATGCTTCTTTGCATACCTTTTCGCAATCATATCCCAGTTTTTCTTAGGTTGATACTGGTGAATGAGCTGCGTTACAGATGTCCAAGGAAGCGTATCGTTCTCCTGAAGAGAAAGGTACTGATGTTTATCTTCAATGAATTTGATCACGGATGTTTATTTTTTCCTCTATGACCTCTTCTTGTTTAAGTTTCAAAGCCCTCCATCTCGGGGTCGCATCATCAGAACAGTCACAAGACAGACATGCAGTAAGCTCTACAATGACACACCCGCAAATCCCACAGCTGGGTTGTCCATCAACTACTACGTTGGGACCGGTACCATCCTTATCAAAATAAGGACAGCTCAAACATGCTTCACGACGTTTCTTAACCTCGTGATATGCCCAGTGCGTCTTATTAAAGAAAAAAACAATATGGTTATACCAGATTCCCTCCAGTATCTTCCATTTTGAATGCCAGATCTTACTTAGTTTCGTCATGTTTCTTCCTCCGGTTTGAAACGTCGGAACGCTTGTCGTATTCCATTTGACGCAGCTCTTTCAAAGAAGCCAGGCGTTCCAGCTTTCTTGTAAGGTTTGCATGCCTCAAACTTTCAGGATCGAGTTCCGGCAATAACTTCTTAATATTGTTTTCTGACTTTTCGATCTTGCTTCTGGCAACGCGCATCTCCCCTATCTCCGGGATATTTACATTCAAATGCTTTAAGCTCCTCACAGAGCTTATTACTTCCTCCCAGAAAGAGTCAACGACTGCACGAACCGTTTTCTCAGAAAGACCCATCTCTTCGGAGACCATTGGGATGATATCTGATTTCTTTAATGCCCTCATCGGTTGATTGCTTTAAAGTCGATCATGATATCCCCGCTGCTTTCAATCTGAAGAGAGGGATTGATTTGATACTCATAACGCTTTGGCTCAACCAGAAAATTGAGCTTGAGCAGTTTGTTACGAGTGTTTCTCACAGACTGTTTGTGTGAGAACTTCTTTTTAGTTACGAGTTCAGAAGGAGTGTTCCTTCTGTCGTACCCATAGATTGCAACATGGGTCAGGAGATTGTAATCTCCGGGGGTGAGATGAATCCTCTGAGTAAAACAGTAGAGCATAAGCTGAAGCTTAACCACTTCCTCCAAACTCAGATTTCTCACCCGTTTTTCAACGAGCTTGACTGTCTGCATTTTTAAGAGGATTAGATTTAGGTGCTTCCTTCGGAGGTTCCTTAAGCTCATTCATTTTGATGGTATAAAGAACTTCTTCCAGGTTTGCTTTTTGAATACGCGCTCTTGCTTCAGCAATCTCTGCCTGAAGGGTCATGAGAGCCAGGTTTTTTTGGAGCTTAGTGATGATCTGTTCACGATCACGATCACTTAACTCTTTGGGGTTGGTTTTATTTTCTTCCATACTATAATATACTATAAACTTTTAAGATTTCCAAAAATCTTAAAGATTTATTTTTTTCCGAAGAGTCGCTGGAAGAAGTTCGGCTTTTTGGTATTAACCCGGGACACCATTTCATTCAAGGTTTCCTGGGCTTGCTTTACCCTTTCGTCCTGGAGTTTTTCGTAGAAGTTATTCAGCTTTTCCTCAAACTTCTTGGGAGGCCAGGAGCAGCCAATCTCTTTCCCGTATTTCATGTACACAAGCGTGCAGTCAAACCCCTCTTCCCGTACTTGCTCTAAAGTTTTGTTCCGGGAGAAGATGGTCCCGAATCCGCAGATATCTTCGATATCCACTGATTCCCAACCAACTACGTATTCGAGATCCTCTTTAGACTCAGCTTTGAGCTCTATGCCCAACCTAGTCTCAAGTTCATCCCTTTCTTCTACGTCTTTGGTGAGGTACAGTTTGACTGGGAACTTGAAGAATTTTTCAGAGTATTTCATACTACAATATACAAAAACTCCCTGGGAATTCCCAGGGAGTTGTAAACAGCAGTCTAATTCCGCTGACGTTACATGCCGCAACGGCATCCTTTCTTTTTACCTTTCTTTTTCATAGATTTACGTATTGAGTGTTAGGAATGAAGTCCTTGTTAAGGAACTTTTTATAAAGTTGCTGGATAGTGTATCCATAAGTAATCTGGAAATGTGGTTCGTCATGGATGGTAGTGAAGCTGCCGCCCCACTCCAAACCGTGCTTCTTTGCAATCGGAACCAACTTAGAATATTTGAAATTCCAGTTTGGAACACCTGCAACCATCTCTACTAGATCGACCGCGATACCGTAGTTGTGGAAAGACTTACCTGCCGGAGCATTTGTCACCCTCTCATCCGCTTCGTCGACGCGTCCGTCACCATCGTTATCCTTCCCATCATGTGGCTGATCATAGATCGCTTGCTGCTCTGCAAACGTCCTGAAGCCCTGGACAACTCTGAAAATGGTATTGAACTCTGTTTCAATATCATTAATGAAGTTTTCGAAGGTTTTTCGTGCCTTTGGGTGCAGTTTCCCAACTCGCTCTACGGTTTTTGCATCTCTCATTGTGATCGTATTAAGTATATCCCGACCTGAATGCCAGGATGTATGGTTCTAGTAAAGGGATCTAGGTTCAATCCTATCCCAATTCCGGTTTTCAATTTCAACTTTGGTTGATCTTTCAGCTTGAAAGACTCAGCATTTGTCAATTTAATATACGGATTATCCGTGGAAATGTCCGTAACATGCTCTTTCTTACCGATTTTTAACCCCAAAACCCTCTTTCTCTTCCAATAATCGGTCATTACTATGTTTGCATTGACTCCAACCTCTAATTTCTGGGGGGTTGACGGTACTCTTCCTTTAATGTGGATGAAAGTTGAGTCTGTGTAGTCCAAATCGTAGGCGATATAGTCAGTATTCGTGACGGTATCGTGGACAGTGACCTTAACTACGTTTGGAACCAGGAGCGTATCAATTGTAGCTTTGCCTTTTACGTAAGCAATGACTTGCTTAGGCTTGATTTTCAACACATTAGAGATACTATCTACTCTTTTCTGTAAGTCTTCCTTATCTAAATTCGTTTGGAGGAGTGTCGCGTGCTCATTTCCGTACTTATCTTTCCAGTACTTGGCACTATCAACCCCTGTTACCTGTGGCGGCGTCCCTTTGTGATTACATGTAGTAAACCACAAGAGCACAAAAACAACAAAAACCCCCACGGCCCAAACCCCATTTCTATTTATAAAATTTAAACCCTGTTTAAAGTAACCATATAGTTTTTGTAACATGCATATCATTTTAAAGCACCGATACGCGAGGCTTGGGCTTTAACATATGCTATCTCCTGATCAGAGATCTCTCGTGGAGAGTCGAAGGATATTGTTATCATCCCAACCCAGCGGTCGATTTGATCCCTAACTACTACACTGAGTGTGTAGTTGAGGTTGAACAATTTCTTCAAGTCGGAGAGGTCATCAGAGAGCTTAGTCTCGTCAGAGATGCAGTAGTCTTCTGCATTGTCGTATAGTTGGGACAGGAGTCTGTCAAACTTCTTTGTGGGAATGAACTGGAAGTGGTGCCCTATATCCTCAATGCCTTCTCTGTGGCATTCCAGGATAACAGAAAGCTTTTTCATGTGGTGACCATTAAAAGTAGTATCGCCATTAGAAAAAACCGACTCAAAGCACCTATCTGCATCTAGCTGCCTCCGTATATCCTCTAAGATGGGAAGCAACGTTTTCTTTCTCTGAAACTCGTTGTCCATATTACTTTCCTTGGCTAACTTCCTCTTATCCAAGTACTTACTAAACCATACGCTACCATATCCAACCGAAGCGATTTCAAAGACCTTTATGGCCTGATCCCAGAATGTAGAGCTCATTTTACAGTACAGATTTATACTATAAAATATGCAAAATTTACGGGAAGACCAAACATTTACAATTAACCCTTACCGGGTTCGTTCGTCAGCCAGTCATTCGGAATGGGTGGAATGAGAGGTTCTCCTGCTGACGGATTCCCATAGACGATCAAATCATTTTGATCGACAGTTCTAATTAATCCGGAGTGGTAAATCCTTACAATGAATTGAGGGTTGGACGTAGGGCTGCCCATTATTAAAAACAGGACCAATACCGGCCCAAGCTTCCTTGCAAAAGCATCAAAAGGATTAGACAGTTCTAGAATTGTCTGTTGCATCTCCCCAGAAAATTTTAATTGCGACTTCGTGGACTATTTGCTTTATGGCTTCGGCTTGCCGTATATACTCTGCCATTGAACAGTATGCAAAAGAGCCATCCCCCCAAGGAAGGGCGATGATATCTTCGGGATAAGCTATTACATCCATTATTTGTCGGTGGGTTTATCAGAAAAAATAGTTTTGATTGCTGATGTCAAATCTTCAAGGCTAAAGTTTGAGATATTATAAGATTGCTTATAACTCCAAGCACTGTCTAAAGATTTCCAAAGCCCTTCTGCAACAAGCTCTTTTTTAGGAGGTTCAGGGTTGTCCTGAGGAATAAATGTCAGGAGTTCTTCTGTTTTACGTGGATTGTGGAACATATTATAAGATTAAAGGAGGCCGAAGCCTCCTGGTTTAGGAATAAATTTTTCTTACCATGGCTTGACGACCTGAAGAAGTTAAGCGGGTTTCGCCTGTGTTGTAGATCATTCCCATATCGACCATCTCAGAGAGGCGCTTCCACACCTGGGCAGGCTCCAAGCGTGATGCACGGGCAATCTCTTCGAACGTACCACCTTTTTTAAGGCGTTTCATACCAGACATAATCTTTTTGTAGACACTCGCCTTATGGGCTTTTACGCTGTTGTGAGCGATCCTGGAGGTTGTTTGTTTTTTCATATGTTGTTTAAAGTTTTACTGAATAGGTTGCGGTAGGTTTCCAGAACCTTCTCATGCGAGTTATCCTCATACACCTTAGGGGGAACCCCTTCGCGCACAAGGGTCTCTATGGACTTATGGGTTACGCGCATTTCGTCGGGGAGGTGTCGGAACATGTACGAGTCCGAGAGGCCGATAGGCTTCCGCGCGGAGAGCGCGTAGTCAATTGCTGATGAATATCCTCTTCCTACCATGGGTGAATACAAAAATAGGTTAATATCATTCTGGTTCAAAGACATGATAAGATCTTGTGGAGAAAGGAAGCTGTGGTCTATAATCAGTTGTATATCAGTACCTTTCAGTACATCCTGGACTTTCTTTGCTTCCGTCCGTGCGGATGCGCCATTGTCATCCCCGAACTCGGCAAAGGGTATGTTCAGCTTTATAATAGCCTTGCTGTACTGGGATTTCACCAGCTCAGCGATCCCCTGGAAGTTTTTATCAGCAAACCCAAAGCCAAACGACCCCACCGTCATCACGTCGTTACTCCTGGACGGGGGAAGTTCTATCTCATACACTGGTCTGGGAAGGGTTCCTATCGTAGCATCCGGAGTAAAGTCTATGGATGCTTCGTGGTAGATCACAATATGCTTAGCCCCTCTTCGGGTTTTAAGGAGTTCGTCTGTAATAAACGGAAGGATGGAGCAGTAGTAGTTGTACAGGACGATATCCGGACGGATTTCATCAAAGGCCTGGATAAAATCCCTGGCACTCAGAACCTCGCGGTAGTGAATATCAAACTCCTTTTGGAGGATGGAGAAAAGCCTTTTGCCATAGTCAACTACCCCACACCTAAGTGCGGCCCGCGAGATAAACAGAATGCGCATACCAGTCCTCATAAGGGAGATTATAATAATTTGGGTCCAGGCAAAGGACATCCTCCTTTACCCTAACGAACCCCTGCTTTGTAAGATACGTAAATATTTCCTGTTTTCGCGAGGGTCCTTCCATGTACAGGTTATGCTCTATGGTAATAAGGTTCACCTGATACCGGGAAAAGTCCATCCCAACCAGGACATTCAGCTCGTGCCCCTCAACATCCACAGACAAATAGTCAATTACTGAGGGAGCTGCTATCTCATCCAGGATATCCACCAGCCTACTGCAGTGGATTTGGATACCACCATGGGCTACCTTATCCACATAAAAGCCAAGAGTCCCCTCTTTATCAGAGACAACCCTATTGCAACAGTTCTGTCTATTGAAAGTCAATGTTTTATATACACTGGGATTGGCCTCTATGCATAGACCGGTCCAACCGGCCCTTTCCAACGCATAGGTATTTGACGAAACGATACCGTCATGGGCACCTACGTCCACAAAATATCCAGATGGGATCTGGTCTAGGACCCACTTGTCTTGTCCAGCTTGGCTGTAGTACATTGTATTTTGAGTAGTTTACAGATAGTTCGGAAGGTATTTATGTCTTTGCACTCTGCCTGGAAATGAAACTTCTCAGGGAAGCTCCTATCATCCTCCTTAGAGGGATCTCTGTAGATGAACATGACTTTATTATGGGTACTATCCCAAGCCATTAGATAATTCTCTAACTCGAAAGAGTTCCAAACACCTGATGGATAGGTAGTTGTATAGTTCCACTTCCACCCCTCTGCCTCAATCTTCTCCTTGGTAAGATGGGGTACCCTGACATTCCCTGCTTTCATATAGTATTCAACCTGAGGTAGGAGTTCTGCCCTCTTTATAACTGCAGGAACCCAGGTGTCAAATGGTGCAGGGGTTTCCCAGGATAGCATCAGGGCATTCTTGTTATGCAGAATCTCAAGCTCGTACCCAACGTGAAGATCCTCAATAGCGGGAGTAAAATATGTCATTTGATTATAATTAAAACGATAAGGCTTGCCAGGATTATAGCGTCGATCATCACTATAAGCCAGCTATCGGCCTCGAGCTGCTTCACCCTAGCCTCTAGTTCCACCATCTTCAACTTCTCTTCGATGGTCATTCTTTAACGATTTAATCCTGAATCCATATACTGCACCACACCTAAACCAGTCCCAAGAACCAAGTTTAGCCTTAAAATATAACATATTATACACCTCGTTGATAACTACGGTATCCCCGACTGCAGCATCTTCGTTAAACATTCTCCACCTCCTCCAATTAGGTTCAATTATCATCATCTTGTACCAAAATAGATTATAATCAGAGCCAAGGCTATCAAGAACAGTACATCCGCTAGGTTCTCAGGCTTAATATTAGAAGGGCTTACTTTCATTTCTCCATTTCCTTTAAAATTTCAGAATTAATTTTATCAACCTTCTCCCTATACCGAGCTATCTGATCCCTTTTCCGAGCATTCTCTTCCGGGGTGTTAAAATGGAGTCTACTGAGTATAGAGAGCTTACTCTCTAACAGGTGCTTTTCCCGCATGAGGACACTAAGTACTTTCTGCTGTTTACGTTGGATTGGCATAACACGAATATACAACTCCCCCAGGCCAAATCCAATAACTGTGTACAGAGCGTGAACAAAGTCGGGTAATGCCTTTTTGTGTAACCCTATATGTCATATACGGTATGGAAAAAATGTGTATATGCCGTGGGATAGAGGGGACCCCATCCAACAACCCCGGGTTCATTTCGAGTCGAGGGGTACCCCCCCGGGTTCGAAATTTCCCTTTTTTCCCACAATTTCCCCATCAAAACCCGG